CCAATTAGGAGTAAGAAAAAATGATAAAAACTCATAGAGTAAAATTAAACCTAACTAGAACACAATTTGAATTAATAAGGGAAAAACAAATGGAGAGTGCTAATTGTTGGAATCATATAGTTAACTTATCTAAAGAATACTATTTTGAACATAAACAATGGATTAAAAAGAATGATATACAAAAGTCAATCAAAGGTAAGTACAATCTTCATAGTCAAACTATTCAAGCTATATCAGATAAATTTGATGCAAATAGAAAGACTATATCAGAATTAAGAAAAAAAGGTAATACTAAAGCAAAATATCCATACAAGACTAAGAAATTTTATATAATACCTTTTAAAGCTAGTGCTATTAATAGAAATGCTAAAGGCAACTTAAAATTATCAATGTCAAAAGGCAGGTATTTAGAATTAGATTTTAATGTTGAGAATATAAAAACTGCTGAAATAGTATGGCGAAAGGATATTATTTATACTACACTTTTGACAATGAATTAAATGGAGTTGTAGCCAAAGGCACTAATACCGTAGGTGTAGACTTAGGGGAAATACATTCGATAGCTAGTGTAACAAATAAGGTGTAGGGCTTATTCTATCTAATAGAGAAGGCAGAAGTATTAAACAATTTAGAAATAAGATGTATGCTTATATATCTAAAAGATTAAGTAAATGTAAAAAAGGTAGTAGACAATCAAAGAAGTTATGGAGATTAAAAAATAAGATAAGAAGTAAAACAGATAATCAGTTAATGAATTTATATCATCAAACAACTAGAAAGTTTATAGACTTTTGTGTGAGCAGAAGGTATGTGAAATAGTTCTTGGGGATATAAAAGGGGTTGAAAAAGATACTAAGAAAAAGAAAAGATTAAACAGAGTTAATAGACAGAAAATATCTCAAATGGAGTATGGTCGAATAAAGGACTATATAAAATATAAAGCAAAAGAGCAAGGTATTGAAGTTAAGTTAGTTAAAGAAAACTACACTTCTCAAACTTGCCCAAAGTGTTCTAAAAAACACAAACCAACTGGTAGAACTTATAGTTGTACTTGTGGTTATAAAACTCATAGAGATATAGTTGGTGCTTGGAATATTTTAAATAAAAAGCATAAATATGGTTTAGTAGATTTTAGAATAAATCATAAGCAACCAATAAATTTAAAAGTATCTACCGTTTGAGCCATGTGTGGGCGAATAACTTTAAGGTAGTAGTGGCGAAGACACCGTCCGAAGTAGCTTGGCTTTGTAACACACCTCTGTTGTACTGTTTAAGTATAAATAAGTGCGTTAGCCACCAAGAATCCCCTTGCTTTAACTATGGGGAGTGTGTCAATTATTAATAGACGTAATATTGTAAAAAAATGATATAGTTTAGAAAGATATGTAGATTAAACGTAGAATTAAAAGATTAACATAGTATGACAATCATAATCTCGTGTAGTATACTTAAATTAGAGGTGAGTATATGACTTGGAATGATTTAAAAAATAATGATATAACATATATAGTTGAATATATTAATAGTAAGTTAAATGATAGTAAGAGTTTGACTAAAGTTGCTATAGAGCTTGGTGTATCTGAAAGTAGTATAAGAAAATATCTCACTAAAAGAGGTTATAAACGTATAAATGATGAGTATGTGTTTATTGGTGACAATAGTATGACAAAGGTAGTAAACAACAGACAACAGAGTAATAATGATAATAGATTTAATATGACAATAGAAGATGACAACAATCACAACATAGTAATTGACAACCAATTTAAAAATAATATAATCTCTTTAGCAAAAGACTATGATAAAATACAAGATGTATTAAACTGGTTTGAGAATAAAGAAGATACAAATGTAATAGAAATTGTACAGGATGGTATTAAAATTGATTTACCTTCAAAAGATGCTATAAGAACTACAGTTAGGTTGAATAAAGATGCATGGAACTTATTTGATGAGTTTTGTGAAAAATTTAGAGAGTTTAATAAATCTGATTTGATGAGCATGGCATTATTAGAATACATAAAGAAGTATGGTCAATAAAAATGACAATAAAATCGTAGTTTTAATTTAAATAACCTCATTATTTTGAGGTTATTTTTTTATTTTCTATTTAAAACGGAGAAGGTAAATGTTATAATATATATATATATTTAAAAAAAGGATGTTTGAATTTATGAATTATAATTTAAAAAATGAAAATGTATTATCAGAGCTATTACAAAATGAGGATGAAAAAACAAGGATTGGTATACTCAAAGTTTATAAAGTATTAATATTTTGGTTTGCTAAAGAAGGAAAGCTTGTTGAGGAAGGAAATGACTATATTGTTGAGATAGTAGGTAATGATAAAGAAAAAATTGTGAAAGATATGAACCAGAACAAAACATACAATGCCATAATGGCTATAATTTTTAAAATTAATAAGATATTTAAAACTTTAAATTACGATATTCACTTTTCTAAACCAAAAAATTTAGTCGCTGAATTTGATTTATCAAAATATCTAACACAAGATGAAGTCCTTCAGGTATGTAGTAAGCTAACTAATGCACAAGATAAGTTTATAATTTATGCAGCTTTTTGTGGTCTTATTGGTAAAGATGCTGAAGACCTAAGGGGTATAAAAATAAAAGACATAGATTTAGAAAAAAGATTAATAAAATTAAAGGATACAGAGTTTAAGCTGGACAAGTTCTTATTTGATTTTACAAAAGATACATTAGAACAAAAAGAGTATAAACAATATTTGGAGCAAGGCAGCAATGCTGCTGAATTTTATCTATTTAATTCTAATTCTGAATACTTAATTAAAACTAAACCAGATGCTAGATATGGAAATGGATTAAAAGAGATGGGATACTCAACAATTCGCAAAAGATTACTTATTATTAATGATTATTTAGATAATAAAGTACAGTTGAATTTCACTAATTTAAAAATTTCTGGTATTATGCATCAAATGCATCTAAATGAAAAAAAATATACTCAATCTGGATATTGGACTAATAAAAGCTTGAAAGAGTTTAAGGAGGATAACAATTTAAACTTCAAAATACAAGAAGTTCTATCTATTTATAAGCAAAAATATATTAAGGAGTAACCTTATGAGTAAAGATGTTAAAGAAAACATAAGTAATGAACAAAAAGATTTAAATAAAATAAATTTAATCTATCATATTATATATGATAATGATAGATTTAAAATGATAACAAGAAAATATTTTGAAATTTTTAGATTAAAGGGTATGTCTGCTGAAGAAATAAGTTTAAAATTTGAAGAATTTCTATATTCTCTTATTTCAGATAAGTTTAAAAAGATAAATACAGTAAATGATGTTAAAAAATTAAGAAATCAAGAGAACTCATCATCATTAAAACTTAAGAAGAGATGGTCTGATATGACTTTAGATTCTCTAAGTGAAGATACTAAATCTTCAAGAAAAAAAAGCAGTAAATACCTAAAAAAAGAATTAGAAATTGTTGAAAGTGAATATTTAAAAAATGGAAGAATCATTAGTGCTGGAGTAAAAAATCCAAAAGAATTAAAGGAGCAAAGAAAAGATTTTTTAGATGAATGGAAGTCAAGCTCTAATTATAACATATGTGATTACCCATATTTACAAGAGTTAAGTACTAGCAAAATAAATTCCGCATTTATACATGATATACTAATGTGTATAACAGAAGTACTAAAAGATGATTATGATTTTGATATTAATAAAATTGCAATCAAAACTCCACCACATATTTCACCTGGAATTTTTTTACCTTTCACAAAAGGTAAAAGATACTCGCACTTGAATGTTAAAAAAAATGAAAATGAATACATGTCAGACGACTATAGTGCTAAGAATCTTTCAGGTAAACAAATGAATTTTTTCTATAAGTTTTCAATTGGGCAAGATGAAAATATTGAAAATCTTAAACTAGAGCTAATAAATCCTGATACAGAAAAAAGGGCTTTGCCAAAAATATATTTAGATAAACAAGACCTTGAAATTATTAGATTTGTTTATACTTATAGCCACATGAACTCTTTTTCATTTTATTTAGGCGATTTAGTAAAGTACTTAGGACTTTCAGATGGAAAAAAGAACTATATTAATATCAAAAATAGACTCTTAAAATTACCTTATTATACTTTTTATTCGAATCAAACTAATGATAAAGGCGAATTAAAGTATGAGATTAGTTTTAATTTGTTTTCTAGTACAACAATAGTAAATGATGAAAACAATAATAATAGAGAGTTGGTTAAAATCACAAAATCTTTTATTGAAGAAGTCGAAAGAGTTAATACAGATATAATGTATAGAAATGAACTTGAAAAATTACAATTAACACAGTCAATTAATCTAGCTTATTTCTTAGAGGGTAGAAGGTCTTTTCTTATATCTTGTGGTGAGGATATAAAAAATAAAAGTTTTAGATATGACATAGAAGATTTAAAATTTGATGTTCATCTTAATAAAAGTAAAACAGTAAAGCAAAATATGGAGTATTTAGAACTAGGTTTTAATGAGATAAAAGAAAATCAATTTATAATTAAAGACTATAAAAGAGGAAATTCTTATTTTGATGTTTATTTCTATGAAGATTTTGAAAAAAGAAAACGTCTTATAAATAATACTATACTTTCTTTACCTGACTACATGATAGAAAATAAATCTTAGAAATGGCCATATATTCTCCGTACTTAACAAAAAATGTCGAATTTATTTTAAATAAACTTAATAAAAAAAGTAAAATGACCGTATATTCTCCGTACTTAACAAAAAATAGATTTTTCAAAAAAACTAAATGACCGTATATCTTCCGTACTTAACAAAAAATAGACCTTTTTTTAATTATTTCCTTGTCGAAAAATTTTTTTTGTAACATATTTTTTACTTTTCTTAGTAATTTCAAATCTCACGTCTTCTGAAATCACTATGTCTGAGCTAAATGACCGTATCAGCTCCGTACTTAACAGAAGACGTTGAAATCACTATGTCTGAGCTAAATGACCGTATCAGCTCCGTACTTAACAAATATAGACATAAATTTATTTTTTGGGTAAGATAAATTTGAGTAAAAGGAATCATCGCCAAAATGGCTATATCAGCTCCGTACTTCTGAAATTATTGATTTTTCAAAGGAGAAAATTATGAGTCTTAAATATAAAGATAAAGAATTTGTACTTGTAGAAAAAAAGAATATAAATGAATTAGATAACTCTAATATAAAATATATTGACCTAAAGGACAAGCAGTATTATGTGGTTACACAAGGCAAAAAACCTAAAAGATTTAACCTAGAAGATATTAAAAATATAAAAAAAGATTTAAATAATGGCATAAGTTTAAGAAAGTGTGCAACAAAATGGAACTGTAGCACTAGGACTATACAGGATATAAAAAATAATATTTATTAATATACAGAGGTATTTATTTACTTTATACCTCATTAAGATTATAATAATCATATATAGAGAAAGGAGGATTATAAAATGCAAGAATTAAAACCAGTTGCTAGAATATCAAAGTCAAAACTAAAAGATATATTAGATGTTTTTAAAACTTCTATAAGAAAAGTAGAAAAAATAGATTATTCTGCTTGTAATTCTTGTGCAATAAAAAATAATCCTTCTTTTGATAGTCATAAATTAAATGAATTTTGTTCAAATTGTCCTAAATTAAAAACTATATCAGAGTTTTCTTATGTTACAGAAAAGGAAACAGAACTAGGTACAATAGAAATTGTAACTAATGAAAGTAAATGTATGGCTTTAAGTAAAAGTGCTATAAAACAGTATTTAGCATATCATTTTATAGTATCTAATAAAAATTATGTTAGAAAAGCAGTATCCTTCCAAAATATAGCCGATATATGCAATGTTTCCATTGTTACAGCCAGACATAACCATAATGTATTACTACGAGTTGGATTAGTTTATTCTACAGAAATAAAAAGAGGTAAATTTGATATAGTCATAGATGAAGAGTACAAAAACCATCTTAAAAAAGAAGATGGTGGAAAAGGTTACTTAACTATGTCATTAGATACTTTAAATCACTTATTAAGTTTTGAAAATGTAAATGAGTTAAAACTTGAAATTAAAAAATTAATTTGGGCTGATGCTAAAGGAAGTAAGTTAGGTAAAAGAATACGATTTAAAAAAGACAATCTTATTTCTATACTTCCAGAATACATAAAGAAATCAAACAAGCGTACAGAAGCCTTTTTAAGAAGTTCTAAAACTTTATTTGATGTAAGTAATGACACAATAGATACAAAGCGTTATGAGACGAAAGAAACTATCTCAGAGAAATATACAGAACCAATTAGAATACAAATATCGAAATTCTTTGATAATACTGGTTGTTCTTTGAGTTCTAATTATAGTAAAGTGTTATCTCAGATAAATTTAGATAGATATAATTTATTTGAAGAAGATTTAAGAAGTAAATTAGACATGGAAAAAGATATTATTATAAATGACTTAGTTGGATTGTCGGTGCAGTATGGAGTTACTAGAGTTTTAGCAGCATTAGATTATATGTTTAATAAATATACATTTGATGAAGAAGATATAAATTATAATGAAATATGTAATCCTGGTGCATTTATAAGAACATTGATTGTTCAGAGCATAAATAAAAATGGAAGTTTAGCAATAGCAATTTAATATATGGAGTAGTTCAAAAAAAATGATTTTGGCTACTCCTATTAGTGTTTGTATTCAAATTATAAAATACTTAAATAGAGCTATAAAGAGCGTGAAATCTCTATTAGCTCTATTTTTTTTATGCCTATTTTAATGAAATTATATACACAATAGAAAGTTTTTTATACATATTACTAATTTAATTTTACAATAATAATATATATTTATTCAATTTATTAAGAAACTTATTAAAAAAAAATACTAATACATCAACAAGATGTTAATATTGAAATTTATATTTTATTTTATTCCTTACAATCACTTCGATTTATAGTTTTTTCTGACTTTCTAATTATTGGTTTTAATTATTACTTTTAATTTTTGTTTTAAATTCTGAAAAACATTTATTATTTATACTTTAATAAATTAAAAGATAAATAATATCGAATATATGTTCTTGAAATATCGAACAAAAAGAGTTATAATAATAATGTGCTAAAAATAATTGGTATATATCTTGTACACATAACAAGAACATATGTTTGCAAAACGGTTAATTGTTTATATTTCTATCTATTTTTTATGTCTTATACTATAAAGTTAAATATAAAATTAAGATAAATATTATTAATAATAAATAGTTTGAAAATTACAAAAATATGTCGATAACTGGTAAAAAATGGAAGAACTACTTGGATAGAATGTATGTTACAATGTAATTAATTAAGTGTAAAGGGGAAGTATTTATAATAGGTATACTTTATTTTTCTAAGGGGGAAAGTTTATGTCAGAAGGAAAAATTAACAAAGAAAAATTAATGAAGCTAGGTAATATGCTGTCAGAATTAAAAAGGAATAATAAAGATAAATTTACAAATTATAAATCTGAAGTTGAGAAATATGAAAATAAAAAAAGAGGAGCATAACATCCTCTTTTTACTTCTTATTTTCTTCCTCTAAAAAAACCTCAGCGACATTATATAATCTTTTTTGTGCTTCTGGACTTAATTTACTTATCATTCTTAACATTTCTTTAATATCATCATCAAAATCCATATCTAAAGTTGGGTCTTGAAATATATCCCCTTCTCCTGTTCTCAACCAATTTTCGTTTACATTAAATTCTTTGCATATATCATTGATTATTCTATCTGTTAAATCTCTCCTACCTGTTTCTAGAGAGGAAATGTGGTCTTGAGATAGAAATAATTTATTTCCCATCTGTGTTTGATTCAGCCCTAATTCTTTTCTTAAAGTTTTCAATCTTTTATTCAATATTATCACCTCCCTCTTTAAAATATATTATCATATAAAATATGTCTTTGCAATAAAATTGATATAAAATATGTCAAAAACATATTACCTGTTGACAATATGCTAATGACATAATATAATTTAAATATGAAATGTCAAAGACATAAAAAGGAGTGATAATATTTGCATAAAAAAAAGATGAATCAAAAAGAGCTTGAGTTATTAGGGAAAATGTTTTTAAAAATTAAAAAAATAGATAAACAGAAATTTGGAGAGTTAAAAGGTTCTGTTAAAACATCGCTTGAATATGAATATATTTTAGTTAATAAAATTAGATAAATATACATATGTACATTGAAAACTGAATATTAGAACAAATAAAAAGTGCAACTATAAATTAAGAAATCTATAATTGCACATATTATTTTTAGAGGATATGATTTAATTTTGGTTAAATAAAGTCCATTTTATAGGACTTTATTTTTTTAATTCACTATTAGTATCATTTTGAATTTTTAATAATCCATCTATCTGGCTTAATACAAATTCTTTGTATTCATATTTCAATAATTTGTATTTTTCAAGTAATTGTTTATTTAGATAATCTGATTTATTTATGTCTTTTTCATCAACTTCATCATCCAATAAGTAATCTAATGAACAATTAAATACATCACATATAAGTTTTGCTTTTTGAATAGAAAGGTTTTTCGTCTTTCCATTTATTATATCAGATAGTGTAGAAGTTGGGATTTTAGTTTTAGCAGAAATATCTGTTAATGTTAACCCACTATTATTTATTAAAAATTTTATCTTTTTTCCTATGTTCATATCAACATCCTCCTCTATAAATTTATGATAACATAATTTCGATAATCCGTAAAGAAGTTTATTAAAAATTTAAAAAACATGATAAATGGATTGACTTATTCGGAAAAACGGAATATAATATAAATATATCCGAAAAAACGAATAAAGAAGGTGGAGATTTATGTTCGTGAACTGGAAAATCGAAATGATTAAAAATAACATAACAGTTAAAGAAATAGCAAATATTCTTAACAAAGATGAAGAATTGGTGAAAAGCATTATAGACGGTCAACAGGAATTATCAATAATTGATGGTGTGAAGATAAGGGAAATATTTTTTCCAAAATTATCTTTAGATTATTTATATTTAGAATAAGTAGACAATAATTAGAAAAATAAATATGAAAGGAGATGGCTAGAGTGAATAATTTAAACATCAAAGGAAGACAAAAATTTATGGATTTAGAAATACCAGTTATAGAAGGTGGTTTTGGTGAAGATAAAAAATGTATGACGGATAAGACTATAGCCGAGATGCATAATATGGAAACCAAGAATGTAAGAGCCAGAATAAATAGTAATATAGCTAGATTTAAAAAAGAAGTTGATTACATTGATTTAAAAGTTGCTTATGAGGTAAGCGACAATTTACAAATCTTGAAAGCACTTGGTTATAGTAATATGCAAATATCAAAAGCCGATAATATTTATCTTTTATCTGAAAGAGGATATTCAAAATTAATTAAAATAATGGATACTGATTTAGCCTGGGAAATACACGATAAAATAATGGATGAATACTTCAATATGAGAGAACAGCTTACAGACAGTTATATGATTCAAGATTCTATTGAAAGAGCTAAAAGATGGATAGAAGAAGAAAAAGAAAGATTATTACTTAAAGAAACAATTCAAGTTCAACAACCTAAAGTAGAATATCATGATAAAGTATTAAATCCTGACAAATTAGTTACGACAACAGATATTGCGAAAGATTTAGGAATGACAGCACAAGCATTAAATAAATTACTACATTTAAACAGAATTATATATCCAGAAAGAATAAATGGGCGAATAAAATGTTGGAAACCATATAAAAATTATTTATGGTTAATACCTGAATATGCAGATTTTAAAATAACAGAACATGATACGCAGCTTAAATGGACTGAGATAGGTAGAAAATGGTTAATAGAATTTGTAGAGAACATTAAAAAAATAAGTTAAATCAAGAAGTTAAAATGTACCTTGAAAAGTAGATATTTAAAAATATAAAAGATAGGTGATTAAATGATAAAACAAATACTAAATAAAAGAGGTAGTCTATTAAATCTAGCAAGTGAGTATTTGACAGAACAAGACTACCTCAAGTTTCAAGGATGGTATACACATAGATATAGTAAGCTGGATGCTTATGATGCTTCTATAAATGAATATTTAAATTATAAAAACGACAAAAAATTAATAACTTATGTATTTAATTTAAAATTTCAAGAAGCTCTCATAGAAATATAATATTACTAAAAATGGTGATTGAAATGAATTATAATTATGTAACTAAAATTGACTTGAAATATGGAAATACACAATTTGGATTTGAGAAATATAGCGATGCTTTAGATAAGTACAGAGAACTTAAAGAAGAATTTAAGTATGTTCCATGTATTATAAAACTTCATTCATATGTAGCACACCAAGATTTATATGTGAAAGAAATTAAAGCTGATGGTTTTGAAAAGAAATATTTAGATATTAAAAATTTAATAAAATTGTTTAAAGAACATAAGCAAAATATATCAGATGAACTAAGTCTTTGTGATAAGAAAAAGGAAGAAGTATTACATGTAATAGAAGAAATGAATTTAGACACAGCTTCTTTAAATGATAAGATTGATACCATTAAAGAATTAAAAAACACTTTAGCTAAGAGAAGGTTGGTTAAATATGAACTAAATAAATACTTTGCTTTTTGTAATACATTATATGAAATTGAAGAAGAGTTAAAAAAATATGAATCTAAATATAAACCAAAAGAAAATCAAGGAAAAAGCAGATTCAAAAAAAATAAAAAATAGGTGATTAGATGGAAGAATATCAGTTCAACTTAATAAAAAAGCTTTGTGCTGAAAGAAAAATACACAAAGGTTGGTTTAGAAATATTGAAAAATGTGGTTGTGGAGGTAAATGTAATAAGAAAAATTGTAAGATGTTAGAAAAATTATAGGGAGGTACATATGGAAAATCAAATTGAATTAACAGAAAAAGATATAGAGAACACTTTAAGTGCTTTAAATATTATTAAATATATTTGTACAAAATCTAAGAATTGTAAAAATTGTCCTCTTGGATATATGAAGAATCTGGATGAACATAATTGCATGTTATATGAATTAATAGACAAGGGTTTACTTCCATGTGATTGGTCTGTAAAAAAAAGTTACAAGATTGTTAGATACGACAGAAGAATAAAACAAAGGAGCTGGTTAAGTGGAGTTAGATTTCAGAATTTGGAATGGATTTAGAATGATACATGGAGAAGAATTAAGATTACTAACAGAAGATATGTTTATAAAAAGTGGATATTCTGAACAATACCATAATCATATTTGCATACCAAGAATGGAAGATTTAAAAGTAATGCAATGTATAGGACTAAAAGATTGTTTTGGAAAAAAGATATTTCAATATGATATTATTAAATTCATATTTGATGGTGTTTGGAAAATAAGCTTAGTGGATTTATCTTTAATAAAAGGAACAACAGTTACATTTGAAAGTATAGGTGGAAAATATACTTTTAATTTAAGTGAAATATTTTCAAAAGATAGGAAATTAGAAATCATAGGTAATTTTTATGAAAATAAAGATGTAATCGAAAAATATAATCTTAGTATTTGAATAGGAGAAGAATATGGATGAAATGATAATTAGGGTGGAAATGGGAGAACCATTACCAACACTAGGAAAGATAATCAAATGTACTACATGTTTAACTAATGAAGAGAAATGTTTTAAGGTTAATAAGATATGTAAATTAAGTTGGATTAACAATAGGAATAGTGAAGGGTTAATTGTAGAATGCAAAGGTAAATATATTAAATATTAATAAGAATAATGAAGTTAAAATCAAGATTTTAATAGAAAAGGAGTGATTAAAAATGAAGAAAAATCCAATAAGAATTAAAAAATGTGACTGTGGTGGAGATATATATGAGCTTAATACACAATTAGGTACTATGTATCAATGTAAAAGCTGTGGCGAGATGTATAGATAGTGCTGAAATATTAGCTAAAGAAGATGAGGTGAAGTCAATGAGTAAAAAAGATAAGTTATCTATTTTTATAAGTTTAATATTAAGACATAAACCAGAAACTATTGGAATTAAATTAGATGACTATGGATATGCAGATGTTAATGAATTGATTGAAAAAATAAATAATACTGGTAGAAATATTAATATAGAAATCCTTGAGCAAATAGTTAAAGAAGATAATAAGCAAAGGTACAGTTTTAATGATGATAGAAGCAAGATTAGAGCAAATCAAGGACATTCAATTAATATTAATGTGGAGTTGAAGGAATTAGAACCACCAAAATATCTTTATCATGGAACGGCTACTAGATTTTTAGAGAATATTAAAAATGAAGGTATTATTAAACAAAGTAGACTGTATGTACATTTATCAAGGGATATAGATACTGCTGTTAAAGTTGGTAAAAGACATGGTACACCTGTAATTTTAAAAATTAATACAGGCAAAATGTATGAAAATGGTTATAAGTTTTACTTATCTGAAAACAATGTTTGGTTATGTGAGCATATACCATTTGAATATGTAGAGATTTTTGAGTAGTTAAATCGAATTATTCAACTTTTAGAAGCTTTAAAATCAAGGTGTTTTCAGTAGAAAATATTAAATTGTAAAAAAATAGGGTACTAAAAATGATTAACTTTGAAATTATAAAATATCTAATTAAAACAGTTTAGAAAATTGCAAAGTGTCTTTTGATGTAAAATTGTTGAAGTGTTTTGTAACTTTCTAAAATGGAAGTGAGAGGAGAGTAATATAATGGATTTAAGATGTATAAGTCTACACTTTTATTACAAGATAGTTGATTTAGAAAAATTTGAGGATGTGTTTTATTCTCAAACAAATTTTAAAGAAGTTACTGGAGACATTGATAAAATAACATCATTAGAAACTTTTGAATATTATAGTGATTACTATAGGAAAATTATAGCAAAAGGTTTGGAGATTGATGAAAACAAGGTAATTAGTGTAAGTTGTGAGGAATACTATGAAAATACTTATGAAGATTAGAGGATTATATAGATAAAATTGCATGGGATTATGTTTTTGAAAATTTTATAGATTGGAATTGGTATGAGGTTGAAGATTAAGTTAAAACAATAGTTTTAATTATTTATAAAGGAGGATTTAATGTGAATAAAGATAATTTAGAAACAATTATAGAAGGTTATAAGGTATTTAATCCAGATTGGACTTGCAGAAATTTTAAATATGAAGTAGGTAAGACTTATGAACATGATGGAGATATAGAAGTATGTGAAGCTGGATTTCATTTCTGTCAAAAAGCAATTGACTGTTTTAACTATTATTCTTTTGATAATAAAAATAAAGTTGCTAAAATTGAAGCAATAGGGTTAATTAAGACTGATGGTGATAAATCTGTCACAAATAAAATTACAATAGTGAAGGAAATTGAGTGGGAAGAATTATTAAATATTGTAAATATAGGGAATAACAATACAGGATATGGTAATACAGGAAATCATAATACAGGAAATCTAATACAGGAGATTTAATACAGGAATGTAATACAGGAGATTGTAATACAGGAATGTAATACAGGATATCGTAATACAGGAGATTGTAATACAGGATATCGTAATACAGGAATGTAATACAGGAATGTAATACAGGATATCGTAATGAAGGAAATTATAACGCAGGAAATTATAACGCAGGATATTGTAATACAGGATATTGTAATGAAGGAAATTACAATACAGGAAATTATAACTCAGGGAATTGTAACTCAGGAGATTGGAACATAGGAGATTATAATTCAGGGGTATTTTGTACAGATGTTCCAAAAATCAGGATGTTTAATAAAGAAACTGATTTAACATATGAGGATTGGATGAATAGTGAGGCACGAAATATTTTAAAAAAGAATAGTTATTTAACAAAATGGATTCGCATTGATGACATGACAGAAGAAGAAGAGAAGAATAATCCGGGATATGAAATTAATAATGGTTATTTAAAGGTGTTTACATTTGAGGAGATGTGCAAGAACATGTGGGATAGCTTAAATGAGGAAGAAAAGAAAATTATTATAGACACACCTAATTTTGATGCTGATATTTTTAAAGAGATAACCGGAATAGAAGTAATTTAAATTAAAAATAAAGGAATGCAGCATAGTGGACAAACGAGAATATACAAATTGTTGTGGTAATTGTAAAGAATGTGATGAATATCATAAGATGTTATGTAATTCATTATATGAGGAGGAATAAGAATGGCTAAATATGATTTATTGCTAAAATTAAATAATATTTTATTCAAGATGGAAAAACATTGCGATGAAATGATTAAAAATAATAACGATAAAGAATTGAGAACCTGTACTAATTGCGAATTTGCTTATTATGGTAGTTATGTTGAAAGTGGATGTGTTTGTACAGATATTGAAGGATTTGGCATACATGATATGGTAAAAAGAATTATTGAAAAAAATAAAGAAAAGATTGATTTAGAAAGAAAAATAAAGTATCCAGCTATATATAAACATTTTAAAGGCGGATTTTATACAGTTATGGGAATTAGTAAGGCTGTTACTGGTGATGAACTTGATAATATATTTAAAAATATGGGATGCATAAACAGACTGGATGTACTTGAATATAGATTTGGTTCTAGGCATACAGAAACTAAGGAAAATGTAATTATATACAGAGACAATAAAGGCAATTTATATCATTATAAAGATGTTGACAATAATACAAATTTAGTAATATATAAAACTTTATATGATGGAACTGGAGCTTATGCAAGACCTATTGAAATGTTTTTGTCTAAGGTAGATAAAGAAAAATATCCTAACGCTGTTCAAGAATATAGATTTGAAGAGGTGTAAATATGCCAAGAGAAAATAGATATAGAGTGAACACTTTAAATGAATTGCAAGAGGAAAGAAGAAGAAATGAAGAATTTAGAAATAGACACTTAGCTGATTGGATTCCTGGAAATATTACAAGGAATACTCAAGCTACTGGTCACTGTGATAGACTTAGAAATTTAGTGAATGAAATATGTCAGCATATACCAAATCAATATCCTGTTCAAACCAATTCAGTACAATCATCTAAAAAAGAAAATTTAACAAGAAAATATTTGAATCCATATTATTATATTCCTGATGAATTTAATTTTAATAATATTACAAATGATGAGAGTCTATATTTGGGAATAGAATTAGAAGTAGATAATGGTGGTAAAAGTGAAGAAAATGCAAAGTTTATTCAGGAATTTTTAGGAGAAAAGAATTGCTATATTGTTGGTGATGGAAGTTTACTTGATGGCTTAGAAATAGTAACTCATCCTTGTACCCTACAATATCATAAAAAATTAGAATATAAAGATTTATTTGAAGAATTAAAAGAAAAGGGATATAAATCTCATGATACATCAACTTGTGGTTATCATATACACATTAATAGAGATTTTTTTAGCAGTGATTTAACTATACAAGACTTATGTATTACAAAGATTTTATATTTAATAGAAAAATATTGGAAATATGTAACAGTAATAGCTAGAAGAAGGTCAAACCAATATTCTAAAAGATTTGGAATTAAAGATAATGAAAGTATGTTTGAACTTTTAATTAAAGCAAAGGGGAGTTACGTATCTAAATACAATGTGGTTAATTTACAACATAGTAAAACAATAGAGTTTAGGATGTTTAGAGGAACATTAAAATATGAAACTTTTATAGCAACTATGGAATTTGTACATAATTTAGCTTATATATGTAAAGATACATCTTTAGAAGATATACAAAATATAGAATTTCAAGATATATTAAATGTATATCAAACAGAATATCTATTGTTATATTTTAATAATAGAATTAAAAATATGAATAATACTGTTGATTTAGAAGATGAATATAAAGAAAATCTTAGAAGGAGAATTTTTATTAGAGATGAATGGTCACTTTTTCATGAGAGCTTAATGTAATAAATATAAATTATAAGATACTAAATAGCTCATAATACGTGACTTACTATATAAGGAGGTATAATTTTGGACATTAAATCAAGGTTAGAATCAAAAGAATATAATTTTCTTAGAGAAGAAGAAAGATTAAAAAATAGAATGTGGAGGAAGTTTTGCATATGGAACTAATATAGATACTCCTGAGCATATATCTGATTTAGATATTAGAGGAATATATTTAAATTCAGCACAAGAAATATTAACTATGAATTGTATAAATAAGCCATATGAAAATAAAGAAACAGATACAGTTATATATCCATTAAAACAAATAATAACATTATTATTAAATGTAAATCCAAATGTAATAGAAATATTAGGTACGAGAAAAGAAGACTTATTTGTTTGTACTGAAGAAGGGAAGCTTTTAAAAGATAATGTAGATTTATTTTTAACTAAAAGAGCTGCTAATAGTTTTGGTGGATATGCAATATCTCAACTAAGAAGATTACAAAATGCTTTAGCAAGAGATAATTATGAACAATAAGAAAAAGAAGAACACATAATGAACAGTGTAAAAAGGCAAATGAAAACATTTGAAGATAGATATAAAATCGTATCAGAGGAAGAAATAAAATTGTATATTGAAGAATCTAAAAGAACAGATTTAGAAGAAGAAATTTTTATAGATGTTAATCTGAAAAAGTATCCACTCAGAGATTTAAAAGGTATGTGGAGTGAAATGAATAATATACTAAAAGATTATTCTAAATTAAATCATAGAAATAATAAAAAAGATGAATTACACCTTAATAAACATGCTATGCATTTAATTAGATTGTTTTTAATGGGTATAGAAATACTAGAAGGAAAAGGGATTAATACATATAGAGAGAATGATAAGGAGTTTTTATTAGATATAAGAAAGGGAAAGTATACCTATAATGAAATATTTGAGATGGTAAATGAATTAGATAAAAACTTTAAGTATGCAGAAAAAAATTCTTGTCTACCTAATTCTCCAGATATGAAAAAAGTAAATGAACTGGTCATGTATATGACTAATAGAGTGTTAAACAGATAGATAATCAAAGAGGTGTAAACATGAGCGTAATCAATAAAGACATTCATTTTTATGAAGAAAAAATATCTATTCCTAATGAGCTATGGATTTATTTTAATAAGTGGTTGGAAACTAGCAAAATCAAATAAGGAGGTATTAGTTTGAATATAAATAAATTAAAAAAATAAAAGAAAGAAAAACAAAAAGATGGAATATAGAAAAAATTACTAATAGGATAAATGACCATATGAACATTCAGGATGATATAGAAAAATTGGATAAATTTGAAACACCAGTTATTAGTAAAGAGGTAGATTTTTATTTATTGAAAATAGGATTTCAATATGAAAGGAATGATGGGAGAAATACCTTAGTAGGAATTAAGGATATGCGTCATATATCGATAAGTAAAGTTAATTCTAACTTATTATCAATAGATATACATAAATTTATTAAACAAGAAAATGGAAAACTTAGTGAATTTAAAGCACATGAATATATAGAAAAGTAATTAAAACAAATGTTTTAATGTGATTTTACCTAGTAGGTACAAGGAGGTTTTTAATGAAAGAGCTTTTAGAAGTAAAAAAAATATTTGATAGTTTAGCATCTACATCTAGTAGAAAAGAAAAAGAGAGAATATTAGAAAAATATAAAAATAATAGAATGTTTGTTGAATGTTTACAATTTCTGCTAGATTCAAATATTCTCACTGGAATATCTAAGAATAAAATATGTAAGAATCTAAATAATACTAGTCATAATGAATTAGAGAACATATATGATATGCTTGACTATTTAATTAAGAATAATACTGGCAGAAATATAGATGTAAAAACAATACAAGTATTTGCCAGTAAAGATGAAAAATTAAAAGATTTTATTTTTAACTTAGCTACAAAATCAATTAAATTAGGAATAACATATAAGACTGTAGACAAAATAATGCCAGGTTTAATTATCTAATAAATTTTGTGTTTTTTACAAAAAACTATTGAGAACATAGAGGTTATATGATATAATAAAAATATATTGAGAACAGAGAAGTTAAAAAGGGGGGGCAATGAGATGACTGACAAAATAATAATAGCAAGTGTAGATGGAGAGGAAATGATATTTAGAACTGAAATGAAAAAGTTAGAAAAAGGAGATAGTCTTATAGTTTCTGTAAATGGTGTAAAAAGATTAGCTCTATTCATTAGGTATATAAGTACTTGTGAAGAATATATAGAAGATATAGCATTTCAAAAAGTAGATGATATATTATATGAAAACACAATTGCCAAAGAAAAAGAAAGAGTTAAAAAGGTATTTAAAGATAAGTGTATGAAAAATTATAAACCTATTGTTAATACAGAAATAGACTCTTATTTGAGAGAATGTGGTTTCAATTGTGATGGTAGACAATTTTTCAAAAGTATAGACAATACACAAATTTTAATTAGCAGGGATTGTGATAAAGATGTTTTGACTGTATCGAAAGGTTTGACAATAACTAAAACAGATATAACAAATAAAAATTTAATTACAGTTATTAAAATAATAAATAATAGTCTATTAATAGTTAGGTAATAGAAATAAATATTTTTATAATAAAAGGGAGTGATTTAATGATAGGTTGGGAAATGAATGAAATGCAAAATGCAATATGGAATAATAAATATAGAAATAATAATGAAACTTTTGATGAATGGCTTGATAGGATATCAAACGGAGACAAAGAGGTAAGAAAATTAATGCAAGAAAAAAAATTCTTATTTGGAGGCAGAATATTAGCTAACAGAGGATTACAAAAAGATGGAAGAAAGATAACTTACTCGAATTGCTATGTGTTGTCAACTAATGATTCTATTGAAGATATATACCAAACATGTAGTGATGCTGCAAGAACATTTAGCTATGGAGGAGGGGTAGGAATTGATATATCTAAGTTAAGACCTAGAGGGGCAAAAGTCAATAATTCAGCTAAGTCTACAACTGGTGCAGTTTCATTTATGGATACATATTCCTTAGTTGCTGAAACAATAGGTCAAAGTGGTCGTAGAGCTGCTTTAATGATATCTCTCGATATTAATCACCCAGATATTGAAGAGTTTATAGATATTAAAACAAATTTAAACAAAATTACTAAAGCTAATATATCTGTAAGAATAACAGATGAATTTATGCAAAAAGCTACAGGGATAGATTCAAATCCAATGTATAATTGTTCTTTTACAAGAGAAGAGACTGGTGAAATTATAGTTAAAGAAATAAATGCTAAAGAACTATTTAATAAACTATGTGAAAATAATTGGAATTATGCAGAACCAGGAATTTTATTTTGGGACAAAATAAATAATTATAATTTATTGAGCGAGGATGATGAATTTGAATATGCAGGTGTAAATCCCTGCGCCGAAGAGCCGCTTCCAGCAGGTGGTAGTTGTCTTTTAGGCTCATTTAACTTAAGTGAATATGTTAAAGAAGACAAAACTTTTAATTATAATGATTTTAGAAAAGATATAAAAATAGTAGTAAAAGCAATGAATGATGTTTTAGATGAAGGATTACCTTTGCATCCATTAAAAATACAAAGAGATACAGTTAGAGACTATAGACAAATAGGAATTGGAGTTATGGGAATAGCTGATATGCTTATAAAAATGAATGTAAGATATGGTTCAGAAATGGCCATTGAATTATGTAACGTGATAGGTAAATGTCTGGCAGATGAAACACTAAAACAATCAGCATTATTATCAAAAAAATATGGTACATATCCAAAATATAAAGAATGTATTTTAAAATCAGAATTTATTCAAGAAAATGCATCTCATGAAACACTAGGATTAATAGAAAGGTATGGTCTTAGAAATTCACAACTTTTAACAATAGCTCCAACTGGAAGTATATCAACTATGCTAGGAATATCTGGAGGAATAGAACCAATCTTCGCCTTTTCTTACACTAGAAAAACTGAAAGCTTACATGATAAAGAGAAATATTATAAAGTTTACACACCTATAGTTAAAAAATATATGAGAGAAAACAACATTGAAGATGAAAATACACTTCCTGATTACTTTGTAACAGCAACAATGCTAACTCCAAAAGAACGTATTTTAATGCAGTCAGCATTTCAGAAACATATAGATGCAAGCATCTCCTCCACTGTAAATTTACCATATGAAGCAACAATTGAACAGGTTGAAGAATTGTATTCATTAGCATGGGTTAATGGATTAAAAGGATTGACAATATATAGAGCTGGTTGTAAACGTGAAGGGATTCTTACAACTAATACTATAAATAACACACAAGAGCTTAAGAGAGGAGACTGGAAACCTGTATCAAATGATGCTGTTTTGTATAAGAAAGAGCTATATGTTGGATGTGGCAAATTAATTTTATTTATATCTTATTCCGAGACAGAAGAAGATATACAAGAGTTATATGTGACAAAGGCTGGTTCAGGTGGGTGTGAAAAACTTCTTGTTACTGCAACAATCGCAATGTCTGGAATGCTTAGACTTGGAGGAACTTTAGATAATATAGAAAAAGCTTTAAGGGGTGTTAATACTTGTCCTAGTTTTGCTACAAGTAGAGCAAAAGGGAATATATTAGATAGAGGAAGTCATTGTGGTATTACTATTTTAAATGCTGTAAAAGATTTTCTTAAAGAAAAACAAGGAGAAAAAATAGAAGAATCTAAAGAATTTAAACCAAAATGTCCTGATTGTGGGCTAGAGATTCAAATGATAGAAGGATGCATGACTTGTCCTGATTGTGGATGGAGCAAATGTAATTAAATTAAGAGGGAATAATCCCTCTTTGGAGGTGAATTAAATGGAATTTAGTGAACAAATTATAAAAATTTTAGATAATTTAAGCGATAAAGTTGGAATGACTATAGACTGGTCTAATACTAATGTAATTCCATATTTACAAACATTAACTACTAAATATATTAATTATGAGATAGCTACAAGTGTGTTTTGGATAATTATATGTGTAATTGGAGTAATTCTTGGTATTTATTGATTTATATGGATCGGAAATATGATAACGGGCTTATAGTTCCTGGTTTGTGTATTACAATACTTTCTTTCTCTTGTATATTAATACAATCAAAAGATGTAATAACTGCAAAGATATTTCCAGAAAAAATTGTAATTGATTACTTACTTGAAATAAAAAATAATATTTAGAGGATGATTGTTATGACCAAAAAAGAATTTACTACTAAATTTCTTAAAGAGCAGCAGAGAAGAATAAAGGTTTTATATTATGAAGTTGAAAATTTCAAGATGGATAGAAGGTTTAATGAGAGGAAAAAGTCTAGGAGACATTAAAATGTTTCTTTTAATATAAGGAGGAAGTAGCTATATGTATTTTGAAACGGACATTATAAAAAATAAGAATACTGTAAATAAAATAATAAAATATTGTGGTGGAAATACTGAAAAATTGAAAGATTGGCTAAAAGAAATAGAAAATAAAAGTATCAGTAGTTTAGAAGAATTAAAAGAATATCCATTAAAAAGAAATTATAAATTTGTATTTTCCAAAGAAGAAGCTCCTAATTTAGATAAGCTTATAAAAATGAAACTAAGAGATAATTATTTAGAAAAATGTGAGATTTGTAGTTTAGAAAATCTCTTAAGTATGCTAAATGATGAGATTTTAGATTTAAATAAAGAAGATATCTCTTATGAAGATAATATTGAATGGATTGAAAATTGTAAAGAAGAACTAATTAAATTAAAGGTAGGAAGTATTTGCATAGATTGGTAGAAAAATAAAGGAGTGATACTGTGAGATTTTGGTGTGAGAATTGTAATAAATACTTCAATGCGGAAGAAACATTACAGGAATATAATTATTCTTTAAATGAAGAGATACTTATATGCCCTAGTTGCAAAAAAGATTTAATACCTATAGCTAGGAAAACAGAATTATCATTAGGTTTTGATAGTGATACAAACCAATTAACTTATGTTGAATATGATTCTAGTGATTATAGTTTACTTAGAAAGGTAAATGCAGATGTTGAAGATGTAGTAAAACCTATAATACATTACATAAGAAATTTAAATAAAAATAGTTTAGATTTAAACGGGATTACAATAACAACGAATGGTAATAGAGAAGGAAAAAGGCTTGATGGATTAAATTATGAAGAAGGAGTGGTTATGGACAATTTGATAAATGCATGGAATGGATTTTGCAAATTAAAAAGACAGCATCCTTCTGAGTTAGGAGATTTTCAAAATGCTATACATCAAGCTCAACAAGTATTAGGGTTAAGAGTTTTAAGAAATGATTATCCAAAAGGTTGGATTAAAAAATAAATATAATAAGGAGAGAAACCATGTCTACAAAAACTATATTAAAAAATATAGATATAAAAGATGAGAAAGCAGCAGAAAGACTAATATCAGCTTTGGAAGAATCAGAAAGTAAACAAGATTTAGATGATAAAGAAGTAAAGTTATATTACATCGCAGAAGAATTAATTTGTAAAGACGAATTTAGACATGTGTATATGCATAGGGTTTGTACAGAAAAAGAAGCTAAGAACTGGATGGATAGAATGAAAGAAGAGTCTATTGAACAATTAAAAATATCTGAAGAAGATATAGATTATTTATGGTATGAAGCAGTTGATGTGGTCAAAGGAAATTCTTATTTAGATAAATATAAAATAAATCTATCCAAATTAAATATTATAAATGAATAAAAGAGCTATAGTGTTATATCAAAAGGAGGTTTGAATGACTAAATATAAAATAGAAGATAGAATTAATCTTATAATTTATCCATCTAAGAAACATAATGTTAAATTTACCTTAATTCTAGAAAATGAGGATAAAAGAGAAATACTTAAAAAAGTTTTTAAGATACTTAAAGAGGGAACGTATTGTGTTTCTATTGAAGGTAAATTAAGCAGTGGGGAAGTAGAATTAGAAAATGTTACAATAACAGTTTTTGTAGATGGAAATATTATTTTAAAAAATGAAGGTATTGAAATATCTGGTGAGTATAAAGTTGAATATTAAAATCATTAGATATTATAAATCTTGAGTATTTACAGTCAAATGAAATTTAAATAAAATAACAGTTTTAAATAAATAAAATTAAAAAGGAGAATTAATAAATATGGATGATAAGGTATTAATACAGTTAACGAATGGAGCAATAATAGACATAACAACAGAGCAAGAATATTCGAGTGGATGTGAAACGTGTGACTATGGCAGCTGCTATACAACAGACTTAATGATAATATATAAGAATAAAAAGAAGGATATTATAAGAGATGAGTCGATGTATGATTATGGGATGTCTTTGTCATCTATTATGAAGGTTATCTTAAATCATCAAGAAGATATAGAAAAGTTAAAAGAAGAGGAGGTAGCAGAATTTATAAAAAATAAATTAGAAAATGAGCATGATTGTGATGAATTAAAAATAATAAGTGAGGTATTTAATGAAATATATTAAACATGTAGATAATGGAGTAATGAGAGCAATAGGTATTGATAATTATAAACCTTTATTAAACATCATAAAAGAAAAAGTGAATTTAGAATCTAATTAAAACAGTTTTAATTAGCGAGGTGATACATATGGGATTAGATTTAGGTTTTTATTCAGTAAAAACAAAAGTTACAGATTTAGATACTTATTTAAATAAAACAAGAGGTGAGAAATATAAGGAATTGAATAATGATGAAGAAGAGTTTTATAAGTTTGAAGAATTATTAGATATTGATATATCTTTAGAAGATTGGTCAGTTATTCGTATGATATATAAAGCCAAATGGGAAAAAGGTTATGAAAGTTATGAAGATGAAGCCATACTTATTACAAAGGAAGATTTGGAAGATTATATAATTCCTTTTCTTAAACAAAAAGATATAAATTCTAAGATATACAATAAGGATAAAGAGTATTATTATAAAAATGATAAAAAAGTAACAGTTGATGATAGGTATACACAGGAGTTTTGGGATTTAGTATTAAAAGAATTTCAAAAAATGTTAAACATAATTGATTTTGAAAAACATAGTTTAATTATTATGTATTGGTATTAAGATAATAATTTTAATTTATTTGGAGGTTTATAATAATGAAAAAAATGTACATAGCAATTAATTCAGACTTAAATATGGTCCAGGCAAAGTTGGAGCACAAGTTGCACATGCAGTTTATGATTATTTGTATAACAAAATTTTAGACACTGTTTCTTGCTCTTATGAAACAGAAATAATAGCACATGAATTAATAGATTTAAAATGTGATTTAACGTCATTTAAGAATAATGGGGATACAATATGTATATTAAAAGCTAAAGAGGCACAATTATTAAAATTTAAAGAAAAGGTTATTTAACTATAGTGGATAGAGGATTAACAGAAATTCCTAAAAATAGCATAACATGTGTTAACTTAGGAATATTTAATGAGGATGAAATACCATCTACAATTAAAAGATTGAGATTATATTAAGGAGAAAGACAATAAATGTATTCTAAAGGTGATGTAGTAAAAGTATGGTGTTATCAATGTGAAAGGATAGAATTTCAAGAATTTGTAGGATATTTTAATTCTTATTTTGATAATTATAAATTAAAGAAACGATGGAAATGCTCTAAGTGTGACGTCATCAATAATTTTTAAGAGTTTAATTAATGGAGGAATGAGTTATGAAAATAAAGAAAATAATTTTAGGATTAGACAACTTAGAGAATGTAGAGTTGGGTATTGGAGATGTAGGAGGTTTTTATTTAGATAATATACATGAAATTATTGGAGGATTTGCTTTGAGTTATATAGGTAAATGCAAGAAGGCAGATTATTTACATATACAAATACATAAACGTGTTGATGAAATTCAAAGATTGCATGATTATAAGGATATTACAAATGTAAAGATAGAATACGAAAACGGAAGTGTGGAGGATATATATGTACCTTATAAACAAGAAGGGGATTTCTTGGGTTTAGATAATCTTTATCAAACTTCTTTTATTAGTAAACGAGGTTATTTACATATAGTTATCTCTAAGGATAAAACAGTAGAAGAAGTCTTCAATGAAGAATTTGAGGATGATGAAGGGGTAGAATTTAGTTTTAATATGTATGGAATATAAAACTTAAAATGGAAGGAGATGAGCAAATATAATTAACTCTTTTAAGAAATTAATAAAGTCAAAATATATAAAAAATAACGAATCAATAAAACCATTAGAAAGAATTTTTGAATATGAAATAAGAATCAAAGAAAAAAGAACATATTTTAATTTAGAATTATTGATTTATGAAAAAAGAATTAAGATAATAAAAAAAATATTTTTAAAAGATATACTATGCCATTATCGAAGAGATATAGAACAACTCGTCATTTATGACCTGGATAAATATCTTAATATGACAGATAAAGAAATGGAGGAATATATTATAAATTTAATAAAAGATAAAATAAAAGAAGAGTATGGGGAGAATAGACTTCCTGAAATACTAATGGAAAAATTTATAAAACTCGAAAGAAAAGGTTCGGTGACTGTAGACGTACAGGATTTAATAGAGGGATAATAAATAACAAGTTAAAATACAGGTTTTAAAAGGAGAATAATAAATGGAAGTTCAAGGGAAATATAACAAAGCAAAAATATTTACAGATAATGTAGATAGTACAACAATAAGTCAAATAATAAATTTATGTAATCAAAAGGAATTTAAAGAATCTAGTATAAGAATTATGCCTGATTGTCATGCTGGTAAAGGATGTACAATAGGAACGACAATGACTATAAGTAATAAAGTAGTGCCAAATCTGGTAGGGGTGGATATAGGTTGTGGAATGGCTACTATTCCATTAGAAAAATATATTAATAATATAAATTATACAAAATTAGATAAGATTATAAGAGATTATATTCCTCATGGATTTAAAATACATAATAAGTCAAGAGAAAAACTATTAAAGAATTTATTTAATATAGACATAAATAATCTTAGATGCGAGGTGAATAAAAATAGAGCATATATGTCGTTAGGAACTTTAGGTGGAGGCAATCACTTTATAGAAGTTGATAAAAGTGAAAAAGGTCAAATGTATCTTACTGTTCATACAGGTTCAAGAAATTTAGGAAAACAAATAGCTGATTATTACCAAGACAAAGCTATAAAATATTGTATTGAAAAATATAAAAAGTCATATGATGATGCAAAAGAGTTTTTAATATCTACTCTAAAAAAAGACAATAAAGAACATTTGATAAATAAATATTTGAAAGACCTTAGTGATAGAAAATTGAATAAGCCACATGATGATTTATGTTATTTAGAAAATGATTTAATGGAAGATTATTTACATGATATGAGTATAGCTCAAAAATACGCTGCTGCAAATAGAATGGTTATAATTGCGGATATATTGTTTAAATATAACAACCTAGATGTAAACTATGGCCATTTTATAAGAGATATTAAATGTGATGTTATAGAATGTATTCATAACTATATAGACATAGAGAGTAAAATACTTAGAAAGGGTGCGATTTCTGCAAACAAAGATGAAACAGTAATAATTCCAATAAACATGAGAGATGGGATTATATTAGGAAAAGGTAAAGGTAATTCTGAGTGGAATTATTCAGCACCTCATGGAGCAGGAAGAATTTTATCAAGAGGAAAAGCCAAAGAACAAATATCTTTAGATGAATTTGAAGAATCTATGAAAGAAGTATTTACAACTTGTGTAGGACAATCAACGCTAGATGAAGCACCACAAGCATATAAACCAATAAAGGACATATTAGACAATATAGGAGATACAGTTGAGATAACAGATATATTAAAACCAGTTTATAATTTTAAAAATAATTAAAATTTTAAATTTAACTAATGGAGGTTGTGAAATATCATATTAATATATTTTTTAAATAAATAAAACTAATAGGAGACAGAATATATGAAAGATATTTTAGGAAGAGAAATTCAAGATAATGATTTAGTAGTGGCGAAAGGTACTGGTAGACACAATAAGGGATTAAGAGTAGGCTTAATTAGAAAAAATTCTATAAAATTTGAAGATAATAGTTCAGCAACTTACACTCAATTATTTAAAATAATTAATCCATCACCTGATGAATTAAAAATAAAAGAAAATATACTAAAATACGAAAGAGAATATGAGAATGCTAAAAATAAAAGACTACAAGAAAGAAAATCTAAAAGAGCGATACCTAAAAAGAATCTTGAATTAGGTAAATTATATTTAGATGACAGGGGTAGAAAAATATATTATTTAGGAACAGGTGTCGTAACTAAATATGAAGATGACTGGGTTAAAGGAAAAATCATAGGAGAGGGTATAATCGTTGTCAATGTAGATAATTTTACTGAAAGACATTATGGAATAAATTTATGTTATGACCTTGCTAGAAGAGGTATAGACATAAGAAAGACAATCCCTAGATTTGTTGAAGATTTAGGCAATCAATTCAATATTAATGGTAGAGTGATAGAGCTTTTAGAAGAAACAGAGAAAGACAAAGATATGTATGGTGTTGTAGGACTACAAAAAACAAGAAAAATCTTAATAGAATTAAAAACTAATTAAAATCTTAATTTTAAATGGAGGTACATATGAAATTTGAAGATAACATGATTAAATCTTTTAGAGAGGTTAGAGTTGGAGACATTATACTTGCAGGTAATAACAAGTATTTAATAATATCAATATTAAATTATTTTGGATATGTGAACTTAGATACTGGTGATTGTAGTTCTGGCTTTAGATCAATTGAAGAATTAATGAAACAATTCGATAAACAAACACGATTTATTCAAAATGATAGATTTAAATTAATACTAGATTAATATAACATAAAATTTTATTTTTATAAGAAAGGTAAATTGAATATGTGTAAGTTTTGTGAAAGTATAATTGATAATACAAAAGATATACTTTTAACCTCAAGAAGTAGATTATTAGAAGACAATACATGTGAAATTATAGCAGAAGATAATTGTAATAATTGTTATGATGGATGTTATGAATATTTCAAACTAAACGGATATAAAATCAGGGGAAATACATATGTTAATGTCGACTACTACAAAAAAATTAGAAAAATAATAATTGCTCCATGTTCAGAATCAGTACATATAAACTATTGTCCATATTGTGGTAAACAAGTTTCTAAAGATATAAAAGATTTTAATTGTATTCCTGAGCATATAGTAGATGTTAGATATAAAAATGGTGATGTATATGATTATGATATGGAAAAGTCTGTACAAGAAGTCATGGATAATGCAAATAATAATTAAATAAAATGATACTTTTAATAGGGGATAAATATGAATCTTTGGTCTAAAATTGAAGAACCAGTGATGAGAGCAGTAAGTGGAATAGTATTTAATATATGGGGAAATGTTTGTTTTTCCATATATTACATAGAAGAAAATAAACAAATAGAGTTAGAAATATATGATAGACCTTATAGATATGAAGGTAAAAAAATAGTTGTTGAGAAGTTATTTGATTACAAGTTAATAAATGCAGATTATAAAGAAATACATGATATTGTTTCTATGATAGAAAGATTTTTACTAGAAAATTATTAAAAGGAGATATTTAAAATGAATAAAGGAATTAAAAACTATATAACAGCAGTGAATTACTTACTTGATAATTTAGAGTATATGATGGAGGATGACGAATTTAATAATGAAAAGTTACAGAAAAGAATTGATGTAATTAGAAAATTTGAAAGAGAATTATAAGATGGGAAAAATAAAAAATGGAGAAATAGATACTGAAGATTATAGGCTTTTTAAAAACATTCAAAAAGAAAAAGATAGAGTATATAGTAAGTACATTAATGAAGAATACATAATGGAAGAATTCATAAACTACTTAAGATTGGAAGATAAAGATTATACTACAGAAATATTAGAAAGATATGCACGATATATTGATGAAAATTTAGACAATCGTTGTCCATATTGTGTATATAATATTTGTAGTGAACATGATAATTGTTTTGATGGAATACTTGAAAATTTAAAAGAAAAAATTAAAATAAAATAAATATTTTAACAGGAGAAAAATAATTATGAAATTAATAAATGGGGATAGATGTAGTGGAAAAACTACTACATTAATAAAGTATGCTTATGAAAATAATGCACTTATATTATGTTATTCGTGTGGAAATTTGAACTATATAATTGAAAAAGCAAAGGAATTGAAACTAGATATAATTATACCAAGAGTATTTAAAACTTATATAGAGTCTAATCATAAAATAGAATATATGAAAACTATAAATGGAAATATTATCAACGATACTTCTAATATAAGATTAGTTATAGATGAAATAGATTGTTGTTTGGAATCTATTATTAGAGAAGGTATAGATTGCGTCACTGGAACAATTCAAATAGAAAATTTAAATAATCATATCTAATAAATTTGTTTATTACATATCAAAAAATTCTAAGTGTTCTTATTTACAATTCAATTAAAACTAAAGGAGTGAAATTATATTGAAAAAAATTTTATTAATAGGTGCATTAGGAACAATGTTAATAGGAATGTCTGGATGTACAGGAATACAAAGCTCAATGAAAGATGCTGAAAGTGATGTATCAGGTCTTAATAGAGTTGTAAATGTATATTCAGATAATGGCGAGGTATTAAAAACATATACAAGTAAAAGTATGAGAGTCAAAGATGGAGATGGTGGCACTATAACACTAGATTTTGATGGTAAGAGGGTGATTATATGTAATGCTCATGTAGTAATAGAAGAAAATCAATCTAACAAATAAAGGAGAACTAAATGTTTAAAGTCTTAAAAACAATTCTTATAATAATTTGGGTAGTAGATATTTTAAACTTCCCACAATTTCAATTCTTAGATACAACATATCCAATCAATACCTTAGCATGGTTGCTAATCTGGATTCTTATACCATCAAGTAGTATATATATTGATAAAAAAGAATAAAGAAGGGAGTATTAGTTTGATTTTAAATATTGGTGCAATTTTTAATTTATGGTGTATGTTAGCTAATTATTTATGGGGAAGTACTAGTGGAATGATACTTAATGGATTTTGTCTTATAGCATTACTATTATTGGATAATAACTTAGATTAAAAGTATTATTTTAAGGAGATTAAAAGATGAAAATAACAATATCAATTGAAGAAGCAATGGATATTATTAAACAACACTATGAGAATAAAGGAATTGAAATCAAAGACTTAAGTTTTAATTTAGAAAAAACTGGAATGGTTAGAAATATTAAATTTAAGGGAGAAATAATACTTAAGTAGGAGATATTTATAGTTGCATCAGTAAATAAAATATTAGACAAATAGAGGTGATACTTATAAGTAGTACAAATAGAAGTAATGCTAGGGATTTTCATGTAAGTGATTATTATAGAACTCCAATTACTAAAATCAAAGAGTTTTTAACTGAGTTCAGTAGATATGAAAATATACTCAATCCAAATATAAAAATATTAGACCCATGTGCAGGTGGAGATAATACAAATCCAATGAGTTATCCAACTGCAATTCAAGAATTTTCAAATCAAGAAATTTCAATAGATACAGTAGATATAAGAGAAGATTCAAGAGCAAATCTAAAACAAGATTATCTAAGGTTTCAACCTAAAGAAAAGTATGATGTAATTATTACTAATCCTCCCTTTAATTTGAGCTTAGATATAATTAATAAAGCTTTAAATGATGTAAGAGAAGGTGGTTTCGTTATTATGCTGCTAAGATTAAATTATCTTGGAGGAAAAATAAGGCAAGAGTTGTGGCGAAATAATATGCCTAAATACATATTTGTTCACAATAGAAGAATGAGTTTTACAGATGATAAAAAGACAGACAGTATTGAATATGCTCATTTTGTATGGCAAAAAGGATATAATTCAAATTTTTCAAAGTTAAAAGTATTAATAAGTCAATGAAATAGAGGTGTAAAGTGAAAGTTAAATACGTGGTATTTGAATGGGAGATTACATCAAAAAATGATGGTCAAAAACATTTTATAAATTTTAGGGATTTAATTAAATTATATGGAGTGTCTCCAAGAGAATGTATAAGAGCAAAGGATTATTATGAGAGGGAAGGGTTAGACCTTAAAGATATAAAATTTCTGTATCCAAGGAGTGATGGAAAATATAAACTATAAAATCATGGTTTTAAATGATTATAAAATGTCAGTTTTAAAGGGGGCTAATCATATATGGATATTAAGATAGATATATGTTTATTAGAGATGGAAATAAATAGAAGAAGATGTGAGTATGCTGCCAGAACAGGAAGATATCCTAATTCTCTTATTTTGTGGGAAGGTTACTATAGCCTTCTTAATATCCAATATATAGAGGATAAAACAAGAGGATATATTACTAAGTTTAATGGCATGGATGTTATAAAATGTAATGACTTTTTAAAAATAGAATTATTTGAAAAGAATATTAATAATTAAAATTTGTTTTTTAAGTTGAGGTGATGAGTTGAGATATAATAATTATCATAGTCATAAAATTTATTCAAATATAAGGTCGTTAGATGTAATTACTAAACCACAACAATATATAGATAGAGCAATAAAACTAGGTCAAAATACATATTTTACGACAGAACATGGATATCAAGGAAATGTATATGAGGCAAAAACTTTATGTGATGAATATAAATTAAAAATGATTATTGGAGCAGAATTTTACTATGTAAATGATATAAATGAGAAAGATAGAGGAAATTATCATTTAATAGTAATCGCTAAAAATAATGATGGTTACAAGCAAATAAATAAAGCTTTAAGTTTAGCTAATAAAAATGGATATTACTATAAACCAAGAATAGATGAAAAAATATTATTTGAGATATTTAAACCAGGGGATGTAGTTATTACTACTGCATGTGTAGCTGGAATATTAAAACTTGAGAATAGAGAAGAATTAATACTAAAACTAAAGAATTATTTTAAAAATAATTTCTTTCTTGAAGTACAATCTCATCCTCATAAAACTCAAGCTTTGCACAATAAGGATGTTTTAGAATTAAGTAACAAATATAATATAGATATAATACATGCCAATGACAGTCATTATATTTATCCAGAAGAATCAAAATATAGAACTAAATTTCTTAAAGCTAAAGGTATAAATTATCCTGAAGAAGACGGTTTTATTTTAGATTATCCAAATTCAGAGGATATATTTAAAAGATATGAAAAACAAAATGTATTAACAAAGCAAGAAGTTGAAAGAGCATTAAAAAATACTCTAATATTTGATGAGTGTGAAGAAATCACCTTAATAAATGATGATATAAAATTACCATCAATATCTAAAAATCCAAATAAAGAACTGAAAGAAATATTAAATAAAGAATGGTTAGAGAAAAGAAAAAATATACCTAAAAATAGATGGAATGAATACTTAGATGCTATAAGGTATGAATTTGATATTATAGAGAAAACTCATATGGAGGATTACTTTATTATAGATTATAAAATAGTTCAAAGAGCAAAACAAGAATATAATGGTCTTCTTACTAAAACAGGGAGAGGTTCAGCACCTTCATTTATAATAACTAATCTTTTAGGGCTTACTGAAATAGATAGATTAAATGCTCCGGTACCATTATTCCCTACTAGATTTATGAGTGTTGAAAGAATACTATCAGCAAAATCTTTGCCAGATATAGATTTAAATGCTGAAGATGCTGAACCATTTATACAAGCAACTAGAGATTTATTAGGAGAAGAAAATTGTGCATGGATGATAAGTTATAAGCCATTACAAGATGCTTCAGCTTTTAGGCTATGGTGTAAAGCAAATGATATGAAACTATCTGAGTATGATGAAGTAGCTAAAAACTTAGATAAATACACAAATGATGTTTTTTGGAAAGATGTAATAAAGGAATCAAAGGTATTTGTAGGAGTAGTAGAAAGTGTTTCTTTCTCGCCATGCTCTATGCTTATATATGATAGACCAATTGATGAAGAAGTAGGATTATTAAAAACTAAGGATGGGGTATGTTGTAATATAGATGGATATTATTGTGATAAGTATAAATATTTAAAAAATGATTATTTAACAGTGAAAGTATGGTCATTAATAAGAAAAACTTGTGAATTAGCAAATATTAGTATTCCTACAATTGAAGAACTAAACATCTTATTAGATGCTAAAACCTATGACATATATAAGGACAAATTAACTTGTACTATAAATCAGGTAGATTCAGACTATGCTACAAACCTGGCGTCTAAATACAAAATATCTAGTGTGGCTGAAACAAGTGCATTTGTAGCTAGTATCAGACCCGGATTTGCATCTTTATTAGACAATTTTATTAACAGAAAGTCATATACAACTAACGTTAAAGAACTAGATATATTATTAGAAGATAGTTATCATTATCTTATGTATCAAGAATCAATAATGAAATATTTAATATGGTTAGGAATAGAGGAATCTGAGAGTTATGATATTATAAATAAGATTAAAAAAAAGAGATTTAAGGAAAAAGAGTTGAAAGAATTGCATATCAAACTAAAAAATAACTGGATTAAAAAAGTCGGAAGTGAAAATAATTTTGAGGATACATGGCAAGTTGTAAATGATGCTGCCTCATATTCCTTTAATGCTTCACATAGTCTTTCATATGCATATGACAGCTTATACTGTGCATACCTTAAGTCACATTATCCATTGGAATATTATACTGTAGCATTCAATTTATATAATGAAGATACAGAGAGAACAAGAAAATTAACAGATGAAATAGAGTATTTTAGTATTAAATTAGAAAATCCTAAATTTAGATTTTCAAAATCTGAATACTTCTTTAATAGAGACACAAATAGTATTTACAAGGGCATTGAATCTATTAAATTTTTAAATTCTGATATAGGAGAGTATCTATATTCTCTTAAAGATAATAAATATGATTCATTTTTAGAGCTATTAATAGACTTGCATGGGCATATAAACTCTAAACAATTATCTATACTGATTAAGCTAGATTTCTTTGAGGAATTTGGAAAGTCCAACAAACTTTTAGAGACTTATGATATCTATAACTCAATCTATAGTAAAAAACAATTTAAAAGAGATAATTTACCATGCAATATAAATACCATGAGAAAATACTCTAATAAAGAAACAGAAAAAATATTTAAAGAAGTTGATACAAAAGAATTATGTTCTTATCTTGAAAGTCAAATTGAAAATACAGATATACCAACCAATGAAAAAATACAAGCTCATTTTGAGTTTGTGGGTTCATGTAACATAAAAGATAGCAATTCAAATCCAAGGTATTGTTTAGTAATAGATATAGATACTAAATATTCTCCTAAAGTCACATTGTATAATATAAGTTCAGGGAATATAAAGATTTTCAAAGTAAGTAAACCTATTTTTGAGGATAATAAAATTGATGTTTATGATTTAGTTTATTTAAAATCAATTAAAGAAAAAGCTAAAAGTAAAAAAGTAGATGGAAAATGGATTAGGAGCAATACAGAAACAGAATGGTGGATACAAGAATATTGGAAAATAGAAAATTAAGAATATGACCTCGTATATGCGTTTCTAAGACTTTACATAAGAGTCTGCTTGTGTTTATACATTGATTTCTTAAAATGGCATATACGAAGTTCGTGAAAGGTAGTGATTTCAATACTTATAGATGAACAAAGATATTATAGCTTATTGGAAGAAAAAAAAGACCTAAGTATGAGAATCGATGAATTAAAAGAGGAAAATGATTTTTTAAAACAAGAAAATGAAGAGTATGAAGAAATTCTTAATGAGTGGGAATGTGTAAGAAAAGAAATTGTAGCAACTTGTAAAAAAAAGAAATATTAGGTGAAAAACCAAGTGAATTAGAAATGGTTCTTCAAAAAATAGAGGATATATAATGAGTGTAAATAAAATTTATGAGAAAAAAAGAATACATTATTATCAAATCAAAATCTGGATATATAGTTTATAATACAAATAAAGAGTTTAAAGAAGGCCACACTCACTTAAAAAGTTATAATGCTGCTAAAACAGCTATAGATTTAGTTATTAAGAGAAGGATTCCTAAAAGTTATTCTATTTATTTTCTTACAAGTTTGATGAGAATATCTAATGATGTACAATATATAAAACATATAAGCGATATTATATATATAAGAAATAATAAAGTACTAAAAGAAAAATATATAAATTCTAAAAATATTTAAAAAAACTATTGAGAACATAGAAGGTATATGGTATACTATGAATATAGCTAAAACAGAGAAGGTAAAAAGAGAGGGGTAGTGATTAATATTTGAAGTCTTATAAAGAAAAACAGTTTTTAGTATTTGAATTTGAAGATGGGAAGAATGTAAAGTATAATTTAGCAACAGGAGAATGTATTGGTAAATCTGGGAGGATTGTAAAAGATGTATGCACTCAACTTAGAGGATATGATTTACATGAGGTAATAAATTCTTTTGAAGATGAAAATTATAAGTGTTTTTTAAATTTTGTAGACGGAAGAGTAAATAGAAGTAAGAGTAGCAGAACTTGGGGAAGGAGAGTTGAAAGAATAAGAAATATAGGAAGTTTTTTAAATGAAATAAATAATTATTCTGAGTATGAACAATTATTCTCAGCAGGATTAAAAAAAATAATTTATCCGATACATTGTGATATTAAGAGTATACCTAAAGGTCTTATTTCTATCTGTAGGAATCATAGTATTACTTTGAGTGACCGATTGATACAAGGGTATAGTAAAAACCCAAATTTATATAATAATTTATTAAGCTTAGAATTGAATTCAATAAGAAAAACTAATTTAATTTCAATTCTTGATTCTGGTTATGATAGAATGATATTTGATAGGTTAATAGACATATATAAATATAAACCTCAATCACTTATAAATTATATAGATAATCTGATGACATATGAAGCATTAAATGGGCTTGAAAGCACTCTAAACGAATTATATGACTATGTTGTTATGATGAGTGTAATAAGTGATAAATATGAAAAATATCCAAGACATTTCTTAACAACTCATAAAATAGCATCTCGAAATTATAATCGTCTTAAAACTCAATTTGAAGAAGAAGTATTTAATAAAAGAATAGACAAGTCACTAGAATATTCATATCAAGATTATAAATTTATATACCCTAAAAATACAAATGAAATTAAAGATGAAGCAGTACAACAAAATAATTGTGTAAGTAGTTATATTCAAAATGTTATAGATGGAAAATGTCATATATTATTTATGAGAAAAAAGGATAATCCAAGTAAAAGTTTAGTAACAATTGAAGTTAGAAATGGCAAAATAGTCCAAGCTAAAGGTAAATATAATAGAGATGTCAATGAAAGAGAGCAAGAAGCAATTGATAAATATAATAATAGAATAGAAAGGATGAAGAAAATATGTTAATAGAAGGAACTAAAATAAGATTAATGAAAGAAATACAAGGTTTTGAGATGTTAAAAATAGGAGATATATTTATTATTACATCTGTGGGAAATAATGGAGCTATACATTTTAAAACAGATTATGGAATAGGTTTTATGAACTATAGTGAATTTGAAGCATATTTTGAAATTGTTCAACAAAAGAAAAAATATGAATGGGGTGCATGGTCTATAAGAGGAGATTTCTCTGGAGCATATCTATATAGAACAAATGGGAAAAAAGTAGAAGTTAGAAAAGGAAATTTTAAAGCATCCTCTACTTGCCATGATACAGATGAATTTAATTTAAATAAAGGTGTTGAGTTATGTCTAGCAAGAATTGAAGTTAAAAAAGCAAATAAACAGGTGAATTTAGTATTAGATAAAATAAATAATAAAGAAATTTAGGAGGTTAGAATGAGTTGTAAATTTAAAGAAAGATGTGAGAATAAAAATAGAGATTGCGATTATTGTTGTTATAATCCAAATGCATATTTAGAAGATGCTTTTGAATGGAATGGAGAAGGGAGAAAGCCAACAGACGAAGAGTTAGATGATGCTCTTGAAGAATAAATAAGTATTTAAAATTATCATTTTAATATGATTGGAGGTCTTTATGAGGTGGAGAAATATATTAGTAACAAGTGTTTTAGTAATGGGTAGTAGCATACATATATTTGCTAATACTAAAGAAATGAGTACTAGCAGGATGGATAAAAATATTGTAGCAGATACAGCTAAAAATATTAACTTAATGTATAAATATGAGTGGGAGCAACACAAAAATAGTTCTGAATATAAATTAGAAATCAAGAGAATTAATTTAGAAAAGGACTTAGGAATAAAAATAGAAAAATTAATTCCTGTAACATGGGAAGTAAGTTACTATACTTCTTTAAACTGTGAAAATAGTGAATATGGAGCTATTACAGCTACAGGAGAAAAATTACAATATGGGTTTGTGGCCAATAATCATCTTAAATTCGGAACTAAAATATTAGTTGATGGAAATTTAAAGGTGGTTAAAGATAGAGGTTCTAATAAATATTTTGGTAATTCTAATGCTATAGATGTATTTGTACCAAAATTAGAGGGGGAGAGTGATTATAAATATTATAAGAGAGTAAACAACATGGGAAGACATTATAAAGAAGGATATATTATAGTTGAAGGTTAGGAGTCGATAAATTGAATGTAAATGGAATAAAAATACCAGGAATTATTGATGTGTCAAATGTGTATGTTTATGGAATTAAAGAAAGCATAATTGCAAGTGGTTATCCGATGTATGAACAACAGGTAATAGATATGAAAAAAATAAACATTTCAGAAAAAGATTTAAAACGAGCAAATCAATTAGGCAAATCAAAACAAGGTTCAGGTCATGATTGCTTTTCTAAAGGAATTATCATTCAAATGGATTTACAATGGTCAGAATATATGTGGAGACAATGGGACAGATATCATCATAATGATTATGTGTCTAGTCAAAGTAAAATGCATAGATTATCTAAATTTAATCTTGATGATATGTGTAATAAATATGTTGATAAAAATACAATAAATTTTCTAAATGAATTAATTCATGAGTACAATAACTTTGAAGAATTGAAATTGAATAATTCTAATAATATTATTCTTAGAAATGGAGAAAAAGTTGAAGTCACAAGAGAAACTCTTTGGAAAATCATAATATCAAATTGCCCATCAGGATTGATGCTAACTGCAAGAGTTACATTAAATTATCTACAAATAAAATCTATGATAAATCAAAGAGAAAATCATAAAATGGAGGAATGGAGAATTCTGTGTGACTTTTTTAAAACACTACCAAAATATAAAGAATTAATGATGTAATAGTTTTGTTAGCAATTAAATTTTAAATATAAAGGAGAAGTGGGTATGGCAGAAAAAAGAATAAATTATAATCAAGTATTTGTATCAGGAGAAGTTTTAGACATTTTAAATATAGCTAGAATGAATCAAGGAACTGGCCAAGAAGCTATAAGATTTACCTTAAAGGTTGAAACAGCACCAAACGAATCAGTAAATGTAGATTACTTTACATCAATGTTTAAGTCAGATGGTTCACCAAATCAAATGTTTTTAGGAATAGAGACAATAGCTAATGAAATAAAAACTAGAGCAGAAGATGGAAAAGGTGATATTGTTAGATGTGTTTGTTCATTAGACAATAACTTATATTATAAAGATGGTGAAAAAAAAGAGCGATTCCAAATATCAGGAACTTTTTGCAATAGAGAAAAATATGATGACAAAGGTAATCCTATTGATGACAAAGGCGAAGTAGTAAAGTCAATAAAAGCGAGTCAGGTCTGGAGAGTATATACATTAATTGAAAATATAGAAGAAAAAGAAGATGATTTAGGTAAGTATTTAGAGATTAAGGGTTTAATTAATAAATATGGTAAGCAAGGTTGTAATATGACATTTAGAATACATAATGAAGATATGATAGAAGGATTTAAAAGTTTATATAAAATAGGAGATGTTGGCCTTCTTGAAGGTACAGTAAAATCTATGGTTGTTAGTAAATCAGCAGGATTTGGTTCAAGAATTAAAAAAAGTGCTTTTACATTTTTAGAAATAGAAGGTGGCGATGAACCTTTGAAAGATGGAGACAAAATATTTAGTGATAAAAATTATCCTTTCACAGATAAGAATATAGAGGCAATGAGAGAAAAAATAAAAGAAAAAGATGAAAAAGAAAAACAAAGAGATGTTGATAAAAATGGTAAGACAATTGAGATAAGTGATGATGATGTACCATTTTAAATTATAAATTAAATAATCTATTAAAAAGGAGAGATGTGAATGGAAGTTAAAGAAAAAACAATGAATGATGGTTTCAAGAAAGTGGTAAATGAGGAAATAAAGACGTATATATCAAATTTATATTCAGATAGAATAGACGGATTAAAAGAGAGTGATAGTCAAATTGAGATAACAAAAGCATTAATAGCCTTTCATTTAGATATAGAATCAATTCCAAAGGATAATACAAACCCATTTTTCAGGTCTAAATATGCAAACCTTGATACAATTCTTAAAGCAGTAAATCCATTATTAGCAAAACATGATTTAATACTAATGCAATCAGCAGAAGATGCAGGTAATGATAAAGTATATATAAAAACTAAACTAAAGCATTCATCAGGCGAATACATAGAGTCAAATTCTGCACCATTTAAACCAGCTAAAACTAATGATATACAAGCTAGAGGAGCATTGGAAACTTATTTGAGAAGATATGCAGTTCAATCAGTATTAGCATTATCATTCGAGGAAGACGATGATGGAAATTCTTTAACAAACAAATCAAAGGGTAAATCAGAGGAAGAAAATTCAACTATTAAGAAAAGTAGAGTGTAAATAAAATTGCTACCTCTTAAATGAGGTAGCAATAAATACATAACATAAGGAGGGGAAATCTTGAATTGTAAGTGTAGGTTTTGTAAAAAGAAATTAAATACAAATGATGCTTATAAAGTAGAGCATATTACATCTGGGGGAAATAAGCAGAATAGATATTATTGTAATGAACAGGAATATAGAAAAGAGCAACAGGATATATATTTCTGGAAACAATGTCAACTTGGAATAGATTATATTATGGGATATACAGTTATAAATAATCAAAAAAATAAGATGTTACAAGAGATAATAAAAGGTGGTTATACGAGAGAAGAATTATATGATTGCATCATTGAGAAGAAAGATGAAGTTATAGAATTACTTAACTATAGAAAAGATATAGAAGAAGAATATCCTAAATTATGTTATGTGTTTACAATATTGAAAGGAAGTATTAGAGATATAACAATTAAAAACAAGCAAATGAAATATGAAAAAGAAAATGAAAGGATATACAAAGAAGTAGAGAAAAGTGAAGAATATTATGAAATAATTGCTCCTAAAAAAGTAATTTATAATAAAAGACAAAGTTTATTTACAAAGTGAAAGGAGTGTATCAAGACGAGTAGTTATGAAAAAATAATAGAGGATAGGGGTATTATAGAAACATTGGTTTTAGGCACAATGTTAAAATCATTAACTCTTTTTAGTGAATATAAAATTAGCGAAAGTGACTTTATAATAGATAAGGTAAAATTCTTTTTCTCGTTAGGAAGAATAATGTCTAAAACACATAACGAGCTTGATGAAATAAGTGTAGCTAAATTTGTATCTTCAAATAAACTCAAATCTGAATATGAAAGATATGGTGGTTGGAATAGCTTATCATCTGCTATGGAGTATGGAAAAGAAACTAATATAGCAGCATATATTGATGATTTAGCTAAGAATAATTTACTAATTGCTTTAGATAAAAGAGGTTTTAATGTAATAAAAGAAATGGAGCATAATGGGTTAAAATTTATTCCATTTGAAATATTTCAATCTATGAAATGTAGAGAAGTGGAAGAATTTTATGAGGGGTTAATATCTTCATGTAGTGTAAATTCTATAAAAAATAATATGAAAGTTGAAAATCTTTTACTTACTAAAGATGATAGAGAAAAATTAAAGCAAAAAACTGAAGCAGGAACACCTTATAATATTATATTTGAATACACTGAAAAAGAAATAGGATTGAGTAATAATGAAGAATCTAAGTATATATATAGCTTACCAATATTATCAAATAGGACTAATGGGATTGGTAAGGGTGGTGGTATAAATATAATAGCAGGGTTTTCAGGCATAGGAAAAACTACTTTACTATTTTTTAATTACATATTAGCTATGATATATAGAGGAGAGAAGATAGTCATATTTGCGAATGAACAAAAATCTCAATATTTTAAGAGTATGTTAGTATCGTTTATAGCATATAACATATTTAATTATCATGATTTAGATAGAAATAAAATAGATAATGGAGATTTTACAGACTTTGAAGAAGACTTAATGGAAAAAATAGAAAAATTTTTAAGAGATAGATGTTTTGCAGAGAATCTAAAATTTATCTATATGGAAGAATTTGAAATATCTGAAATACTAAGGAAAAGTAAAGAACTTGTTACACATCAGGGATTTACTGGAATAGCAGTGGATACATTTAAATCAGAAGATTCGTCAGATGCACATTATACAGGAAAATTAATTGAAAATTCTAAATTACTCGATAGTTTTGGGAACAAATATAATGTAATAACTATGTTATCTATGCAATTACTTACAGCTCAAGAAAATAAAAGCTCATATCTTTCGGCAGGAGATTTGTCAGAAGCGAAAGCTGTCAAAAATGTATGTGGTTTATTAAAACTTATGAGAAAAGTAGTAAATGAGTTAGAATTAGATTCTACTAACAAGAAATTCTTTTTAAAACCATATAAATTAAAATATAATAAATTAAAAAAGACTACTGAAAGAGAATATATCCAGTTTGATGCAAAAGATTTGCAAAAAGAATATAGATTATTATTTTTAAATAAGTCAAGAAGAGGTCAAGATGGAGATGTAATTTTACTAAGATTTTATGGTAAGACTGGTAGATTAGAAGAGATAGGAAGGTGTGAGAAGGTCTACAGAGGACAATTGTCATACTAGGTGATGACTATGGAAATAAAGGATTTGACTAATGAACAGGTGATAAATTTTATGGAATATTTAGGTTCGGACTTATCTCCTAAAAGCAATGATAGACAGTTAATATTCAATACTTGTTTATGTCATAATGGTGATTCATACAAATTATTTTATTATACAGAAAGCAAAACGTTTCATTGCTATAGTTCTTGTGGCCATATAGGTAGCTTAATAGATTTATTAATACACATAAATAAATATGAGTTTAAAGATGCTATTAATGAAATAAAAGATTTCTTTGGTATTTCAAATCAACCAATGCTAAGAAAAGGATTTAGAATAAAGAAAAAAGTAGAACAGATACATGATATTAAAGATATACAAATAGAATTACTTCCTACCCCTAAAAAGCCATATGTATATAAAACTTTTCAGCAAGTCCCAATTGAAGAGTGGGAAAATGAAAACATATCTTTTGAAGTCCTTAAAACATATCAAGTATATTATAATCTATATGAAAATCAAATAGTAATTCCACATTTCTGTTGGCATGATAGAGCTAGGCCTGTTGGTATTAGAGTTAGAAACTTAGATGAAGATAAGGCTAAAAGTTTTGGCAAATATATTCCATTATGGTACGACAATAGGTGCTATAATCATAGATTAAGTCTTAATCTATATGGATTAAATGTAAATAAAAAATCTATCAAAAATTCCAAAAAAGTTATTGTATTTGAAGGTGAAAAATCGGTGTTACAAATGGCTACTATGTATAAAAATAATCCCTCTGTAGCTATATGTGGGAGTAATTTTAGTAGAGAGCAAAAAAAGATATTAATAGATTTAGGTATTGAAGAATTAATCATAGCTTTTGATAGACAATTTAAAGTTAAAGATGATGAAGAATATGTTATATGGAGAGATAAGATATATAAATTAGTTCAAGATATTAAAGATGTAGTGAATATAAGTGTAATATGGGATAAATATAATTTATTGGGCTACAAAGATAGTCCTAGCGATAAAGGAAAGACAATATTTGAAAAACTATTAAAAAACAGAATTAATATAGAGAACTTTGTTAAACAATAAAAAAGTAAAGAAATTAATTTTATGAGAAAATTTTTATTGTTTAGGGATTTATTAGCAGATGCTAAATAAAATATGTGTTTTAATATGAATTGGAGGTAAAATTTATGTTGAATTTATTAATAAAAGATATACATGGTGGAGATACGATATATTGTATAAAAGATATTGAATGTTATAAAAAAGGAGAATTTTATACAGTAGGTACTGGAGAATATATAAGTCAATTTTATAAAATGAGAGGTGGGACTACAATAGGGTATTGTTTCATTCGTGTGCCAACTGAAGATGAGCTAGAAAATGAATTTATTCAATTGAAGTTTTTAAAAGATGATTTATCTAAAGATAATATTGCAGAAATAAATTGTAAAAATTTTCAAGAATTTAAAGATAAGATAGCATCTTGTGATTCAATATGTTTTTTACATAATAAAGATTTCAATTTTAGTGATTTGGATGATAATTTCATGAAAGATGTAATAATAGAATTTGGAGAAATAATAGATTGGGGAAGAAGAGTAAATCAATTGATTAATTTCACTAATTTATATATTAGGTCAGAAGATAAGCTTAAATCAATGACTAAAGAAGAAATAGAAGATGAATTAGGATATAAAATTAAAATAGCTTCTAAACAATAAAGCGAGGTGATATTATATTGAATATCTTCAATAAAAAATATGGTAGAAATGTAAAAATAACAGAGGCAGAACCTCCTTCTCCTCCTCCCAAACAACCAAACTTCGATATGGATAATATACAATATGATAAAGAAATGAAAAGAAAGCTATTAGAAATGGAAAAAATAAAAATAGACTCAGAAATGAAAAAAAATAGTGAAGAATGGATTTGGATTGAAGGATATAAGGGTACAGATAGAGATATGAAATGTGGAAACTTTCAGTATGAACTAAATAAAACTTATAGTGTTGAAGAAATACATAGAGGAAATATAAATATATATGACTATGGATTCCATTTGTGTTTAGATTTAAAAGATGTTTTCAGATGTTATAATTTAGATTTAAGTAATAGATTTTTCAAAGTAAAAGCCTTAGTTAGAAGAGAGGATAAATATAAGTATGGGATGAAACAATCTTTTTCATCAATACGTCCAGGAGCAAAATGTAGCATAGGTGCTAAAGAAATAATACTTTTTAGAGAATTAACTTTTGAAGAATTAAAACAAGATATCCAAGACAAGTTTCCTAAAATAAACAATGAACTGGAATGGAATCTTATCAAAAAATTAGGTATTTATAAATATTACAATAAAATATTTATAAATAAAATGAAAGAAATTGGTTATTCAGATATTTTTTCACAGGTTTTATTTGATGAATATCATCCGTTAATAAATCCACATAGAACTATGAATATACTTGACAAGGCAATTGCATATTCAAAAGAAAATTTATCTAAAGATATGATAATATATTTGCTTATGAAAGAAGGCTGTAGATGATAGTATTTGAATTACTAATAATAATATTTATTGCTATATTAATGGTAACTATATTTCTTTCATGTTTGCTTGTTTCAATTAGTATGATTCCTAAAATAATAGACGAAATAAAAGACATTATTGATAAAATTAAAAAGGAGAAAAAATAATATGGAGTTTAAAAAGGAATTAGAAGTTATGGAAGATTCAGAAATTAAATTTATACAAAGTTTAAATAGAATAAATAATAATATCCGAATAAATGAAGAAACAAAAATATGTTTAGAAAAAGAAATTTATGCTTCTTCTAGGGTTCTAAGTATGCTTTGTGATTTAAATGAAATATATTCTAAACAGAATAAATAACACATTAAAAAGTTAGTTTTAATAGGAGGTGGTAATTATTAAATATGTAATGAGTGACTTACATGGTATGTATGATAAATTTATTTCAATGTTAGAGCAAATCAATTTCAATTCAAATGACCATTTGTATATTTTAGGAGATGTATTAGATAGAGGGGATAAGTCTTTAGAGATTATAGATTATATAAGAAAGTATAAGAATATAACTCTTCTAAAAGGTAATCATGAGTTAATGTTTCAAGAAAGTTATACAGATGTAAATAGTAGTTTTCTTTGGTTTTATAATGGAGGTAAAGATACATTTTATGATTTAGGAATGAAGTCTTATGAATATAAAGAAAATTTTTATAAATATATTAAGAACCTTCCATATTTAGAGATAATAGATAATTTTATACTAGTCCATGCTGGACTATACCTTCCAAATAACTATGAGAATCTCAGTATAGAGCAAATAATTGAGTTACAAGAAGAAGATATTTGTGTGTGGGATAGAACAATATTAAATACTAATAAACATATAAAAGGATACACAATTATTATTGGTCATACACCAACTCAAAACATTAAAGATTATGAAAAGGCTGAAATATATAAACAGGAAGGAATTATAAATATAGATTGTGGAGCATGTTTTGATAATGGTAAATTGGCTTGTTTAAGATTGGATGATATGAAAGAATTTTATATTTAAGAGGTGTTATATGGACATATTAAAAATCAGTTACAACAATCTAAATGCTATATCAAAAATATCAGAAGTATTAAGGGATATTGTAAATGAGGACACTTTAATAGTATGTATAGGTAGTGATAGAGTTTTAGCTGACTCATTAGCCCCTATGATTGGCAGTATACTAGAAAAATCTACTATTAGAAATAAAATATTTGGAGTATTAGGAGATTCAATACATGCTTTAAATTTAGAACAAAAAATACAAGCAATAAAAAATAATTATCCAAATTCAAATATAATAGCCATTGATGCTTGTATAAGTAAAATTTCAGATAAAGGAACAATTATAATTAGCAATAAACCTGTTAAACCAGGTTTGGGGGTAGATAAGAAGTTACTAGAAGTTGGTGATTATTCAATAGTTGGGATTATAGGTAGAAATAAATATGATATATATGATACTTCAGACCCTGAACTTATACTTGATTTAGCTGATGTTATATCGAAATCTTTAATATCTATATTATTAGAAAAAGAAGAAAGGATGATTGTATGATACAGGAAGTCAGACAAGAAATACTATTAAAAAATGGTTTGATTTTATATACAGGTGATTTGGTAGAAATAAAATACAAATCAGATGAAGATGTAATAGAACATACTTGTAAAGGTAAAATTAAAGAAGCAAAAGAATTATTTATTAAATTAGATACAAGTAAGAAATATAAAACTTCTGAAAGAATGATTTATTCTTGGGAATTAAAAGAAATAAAAAAGGTGGATGATGAAGATGAAAAAGATAATTAATAGTAAATATAGAGCATTATATTTATTTATATTTTTTCTAATTTTCAATTTAATATATAGTTTATATTTTGGAAGGAATACGGAGATTGGATTTTATTCTAGTACATCTTGCATAGAAGAATATATACTGGATATTATAACCTCTATAGGACTATTTTTCTCAATGATGTTAGCTGGGTTTGATGTTACAGAAAACTTTATAAACAGTTTAAGGGATTATTGTGAAGAAGATGCAAAGTGAGGTGAATAAATTGGAATTAAAGGATTATATAAGTAAAGTAGAATTAAATGACATGCCATTGACCTTAGACAATAAATACATGTTAAATGAAATAAGCATATCTGAAGATAGCAAAATCTTTGCTGTAAAAGACACATCAGGAATAACATCTTATTATACTGAAATAGAATTTAATAAACTATTTAGAGGAATTAATAGCATCCTAGAGAATATTATCTAATATATATTTTTAAGGAACTGAGGGTTGAGAGCTATTAATTAATAGCTCTCTATTTTTTTGAAAGGGGAGAATTAATGGAAAAGGAACTATACAGCTTTAGTAAATTAAATGCATTTAACACATGTCCATTTCAGTACTATCTTACATATGTAAAAAATTTAAATCGAGAACAAAGTTGTTACGGTTATTATGGCAATGAATTACATAGTTTACTAGAACAATTACAACAAAGAAAAATAACAAATCAAGAAGCTATTCAAAAATACAATGAAGTTATAGAATATGCAAATCTAATGGATTACAATTTTCCTACACCAAATTCAAGAATTAATTATTTAGAATGTATATTACATTATATAGAAAATTTTGTACCAATTGAATGTGATAGATACTATATAGAAGAATATTTTGAGTTTGATATTAATGGAATTACAATGAGGGGATATATAGACTTATATTATATAATAGGTAATAAAATTTATGTTATAGATTATAAATCGAGTAGTAAATTTTCTAAAAAAGACCTACCTAAAAAATCAATGCAGCTTATCTTATATGCAATGTATCTTAAAGAAAAATATCCAGATAAAATAATTGAATATGTAGCTTTTGATATGTGTAAATATATGAATAATGAAAAAGGAGTATTAATTGAAAGAAATAAGATTGATAGTATAAATGATTATGAAAGAGCTATAGTAAAAATTAAATATACTAAAGAACTAGAGAAACAATTAATTGATTTTGTTGTTGATACAGTTACTCAAATAAAACAGCTAGATTCCAACGATGAGAGCGTTTGGTGCAAAAGTGATGACAAAAGTAATCAGTTTTTTTGTAAAACTTTATGCTCTCATTATAACAAGGGTTGCAAACATAAGGAAAACAAGAGTTTTAGAAAATCAAAATCATAATAAAATGTAGATTTTAATAAGATTGGAGAGTGTTTAAATGAATATACCAAAGCAAGTAAAAGTAGGAGGTTTATTCTATAAAATAGAAGAGACAGAAGAACCTATTTTAGTAAATAATCAATTATGTTATGGATTAGCTGATTATGGAACTGAAACAATAAAATTATCTAATAATCTACAATCAGAAAGAGTAAAAGAAGCTACTTTCTTACATGAGTTATTCCATTGTATATTTAGAGATAGATGTATAGAGAGTGAAGATGAGGAATATTTAGTAGATGTATTAAGCAAGGGACTTCATCAAGTGATTATTGATAATCCTAATATATTTGAACTTAAGGTGAGTATAGATGGATAAATTAAAAAATATATTTGTATTTTTAGGTTATTCTGGCTCAGGTAAAGATAGTATAGTAACAGAAATTTCAAAGCAATTCAATATTCCAATTCTAATATCACATACAACAAGACCTCCCCGTAATTACTTAGAAATCATTAATAAAACCTATTATTTTGTAGATAATAAATTCTTTAAGAAAGAAAAAAATAACTTTATAGAAATGAGAAAGTATATAGTTCATGATGGCAGCACTTGGCTATATGGTATACATAAATCTGAATTAGAGAATAAAAAATATGCTTTGACTATAGTAGATGCAAGTGGATATAAAGCACTAGAAAAATATTTTACAGGAACAAAAACTAAGTTAGTACCATTTTTTATAAACGCAGATGAAGATACTATAAGAAAAAGATTAATAGATAGAGGTGATAATCTTAAAGAAATCGAAAGAAGATTAGTTGATGATAAGATTAAATTTAAAGAGTTTTTAAATAGTGAAAACTACATTGTAATAGCAAATAACTTAAGTATAACTAATGCAGTAGAGCAAGTTAAAATACATATGAAAGAGGGGATTCAATGGTCTTAGCCTTAGATGTATCCATGTCCTCAACTGGATGGGCAGTTATAAATAGAAATAAGAATATATTAAAATATGGAAAAATAGTAACTAAAAAAGATAAATTCAAGTCTGAAGATGAGCGAATGTGTTATATCTGTAATGCAATTCAAGAGTTAATTATAACTCATAATATTCAAATAGTCTTAATTGAAGACCAATTCACTTCAAGAAACTCTAAAACAATTCTTAGTTTAAGAAAACTCTTAGGAGCAATAATGAGGACTGTAAAATTAAATAATATAGAGATTGAATATATGTATCCAGTTTCTATTAGAAAATATCTCCTGAATAATGGTAAAGCTAAAAAGGAAGAAGTAGCTGCATATGTAAGAGAAAACATTATTGATATTGGAGAATATATTGATAGGACTTGTAAGGCTAAAACAAGTGATATATATGATGCTATAGCACTTGGAATAGCTTATTTAAACAAACTTGATACTAATAGATAATTTTAAAAAGGGAGATTAAATTAATGAGTATAAATGTTAAAATAAAGAAATTAAATCAAAATGCAATAGTGCCATCTTATGCAAAAGAAGGTGATAGTGGAATAGATTTATATACACTAAAAGATACGGTGATTCCAGCTAAATCAGCAGTAGCAATATCTACAGGTATATCATTAGAAATTCCATATGGATATGAAATGCAAGTCAGACCTAGAAGTGGTATAAGCTTAAAAGGAATGTTTTTTACAAGATATGTGACTATATATGATAAAGTGCAACCTAAAAAACAAATTAGAAAAATTTTTGTAGCACATCCAACTGTAAGATTAGGTACAGTGGATTCAGGATATAGAGGTGAAATTAAAATAATTACATATAATGAAGAGGATTTTGATATTTTAATTCCTAAACATACTAAACTTGCACAAGGAGTATTTCAACAAGTTCCAAGAGCTATATTAAAAGTGGTAGATGAATTGACTAGCTCTGAAAGAGGAAGTAATGGATTTGGAAGTACAGGTATATAGATGAATAAGTATATAATCCTAGAAAAATATAATTATTACTATGATGACAAATGTATGACATTATATCATTTAGAAAATATCTATACAGGATTAAGATTTTCTATTGAAAAAATTGAATTAGAGTACTATAATATATCCTAGACTAACTTTGGGAGGAGTATTAAATGTACAGATATGATGATTATGTAAATTTAATAAATGACTTAGAATTACCAAAAGAAATTAGGAATAAATGTGTTAGAGTTATAATGACACTAGAGAACATGCAGGATATTATGGTAGTACATAAGTTTAAGACTTATGTTGTTAATGAAAAATATATTGAAAAAGTAGCATAAAATAATTAAGTCATCTATTAATTTAGGTGACTTTTTTGCATTTATGTCGAATATTTCATCTACTTCATATTGTATTAGATGCTATAATTAAAATATATGTCGAAAGGTAGATGGTGAGGATGTTTAAGGAGATATTTGAAAAGGTATTTATGTCAGAAGAAGTTAGTAAAACTGTAAAAGAAGTTAATAATATTATTAAGGATACTAAGATACAAGTAAAAGGTGGATTTGGAGAACTTAGATTAGATTTTATACTTAGCAGATTAGGCAAAGATTACATAATAATTAAAGACATTATTGTACCAGGCTCAAATAAGACTACACAAATTGATAGTATTGTGATTTCTATGTATGGAATATTTGTTATAGAATGTAAAAATTTTAGTGGATATATTTACGGAAATGATAAAGATAAAGTATGGACTCAAATTGTAGGAAAAACTAAAAATACATTCTATAATCCGGTAAGACAAAATTATGCTCATATTAAAGCAATAGAAAATATAATAGGAAATAAATATAATATATATTCAATAATTGTTTTTTCAGACAAAGCTACACTAAAAAATGTAATGATAAGTGGAAATAATATTATAGTTATAAATGAAAGTGAGATATTAAGTACAATAAGTAAATGTAAAGATGTGACTATTGATAAAGAAGAAATAAAAATTATCAGAGATAAAATTTTTGATTGTATGAAAACCACTAATCAAAATACTAGAGAGCATGTTAGAAATTTAAAAAATATTACTGAAGAGGATAAGTGCCCTAGATGTCAAATTGGACATTTGATTAAAAGAAAAGGTCAGTATGGTGAATTTTGGGGATGTAGTCAGTATCCAAAATGTAAATACACTAGAAAATAAAAAACAACCTCTTAAATTCGATTTTAAGGCTTTGTAAAAATTAATGCTTATAATTAATCCTGTTCGGAAAATCGATTGCTTAAAATGGAAAATATATAAAAATAATAGCGTGATAGTGTAAGGCATAGAATTGTGTATTCTATGTCTTATTTCTTTATAATTAAGTAATTTCAATAATTATATAAATAAAAGAATTAAAAAAGTCAGTTGAAAGTCAGCTAAAATGACTATTTTTTGCCTCCTCTGTATGGTATAATAAGTATATGAATTTTCATAGGAGGGATAACCATGAACGCTTTTATAAGAAAAAGAAATAAAAATTATGTAGTGTACTTAGAATTTAGAGATGATGAATCAGGGAAGAGAAAACAAAAAAATATGGGAGCATTTGATAAAAAAAGAGATGCTAATAAAAGATTGGCTGAAGTTAAGGACAGTATATATAAAGATAGCTTTCTTGTCCCAAATGAAATCACTCTAGCTGGATTTCTATTAGACTTTCTTGAAAAATATAAAGATAATATTTCGGCATCTACATATAAAAGCTATATTGCTATTTGTAAAAATCATATTAATCCTTCTATTGGAAAATATCGTCTTCAAGAGTTGAGAAATATTCATATACAGAATTATATAGATGATTTAGCTGGTAACTTAAACCCTCAAACTATTAAAGTACATATAAATGTATTGAGACTTGCAATAAAGAGAGCGTATAGAATTAAGTTAATAAAAGAAAATATTATAGATGGAATAGAGAGTCCAAGAATTAAAAAATTTAAAAATGAAATTTATGATAAAGAACAAATGTTAAAATTATTAGATTTAGCTAAAGGAACTAATATGGAGCTTCCTATTAGTTTAGCTATAGGTCTAGGATTAAGACTTTCAGAAGTTTTGGGATTAACTTGGGATAATATTGATTTTGATGAAAATACAATAACAGTAAATAAGATAACTAGTAGATTAGACGGATATGTTATACTTAAAGAGCCTAAGACAGAGAGTTCAATTAGAAAAATATTTGCACCAATAGAGCTTATGAATTTACTAAAAAATTATAGGCTGGAGCAGAATAAGAAGTTATTGAGAAGTATTGTTAGAAATGAATATAACTTACTATTTTTTGATAGAAAAGGGAATCCAATTGCTGAAGATGTAATGAGTAAGAAATTTAGAAAATTCTTAGAGAATAATGACTTGCCTCATATTAGATTTCATGACTTAAGACATTCGCACGTTACTTTACTTATAAATTCTAAAGTACCTATAAAAGTTATATCTGAAAGGGTAGGACATTCAAATATTAATACTACTCTTAATGTATATTCTCATGTACTTAAAGAAATGGACAAAGAAGCTTCTGATAGAATATCTGAAAACTTATTTAAGGCTAATTAATAATTATTATCAATAAATACAAAATTAATAATAAAAGCAAAGGTATAAACATAAAGGGGAATTTTTACAAAGCCTTAGAATGGCATATAGAGCGTCAGATTTTAGAAGATATTAAAATTTTATATTTCCAATATTTATGATATAATAAACATAGCAAGGAATAAATATTTGAAAAAGCTGTGAGTGGTGTTTCCATAGAAATTTCCTCACTTTCTTATGAAAGGAGGTGAAAACTATGGAAAATCTAATGATGAGTATTATAGCTGGTGTTATAGCTAGTTATATCTACGATAAATTAAAATGCCACTCTGAGCGACCAACTAAGAGTGGCTGGGAACTTAATATTAAGTTCCATAAAAACAAACATTAATAACTAATTAATGGAAACATCACTCAAAGTTAAGTAAAATATGTTTCCTTGCTTTTATTATACCACAAATTAAGAATATTAAAACAAAATTTTGTAAATACATACTTAATTATCAATTTAATCATTTGGAAAAAATTGGATTTGATTGTATGAAATTATTGCTGTAATATTTAAATTAAATAAACAAATGATGGGAGAGATAATTATGTATTTAAGAAAATTATCAAAGTCAGAATTAATTGTAATGAAATTTATATGGAATTTAGATACAAAAGTAAAATCATATCAAATCATTAATTATATGAAAGAAAAATATAGTTGGTCAGAAAAAACAACATTAAAAACTTTATCTAAGTTATCAAATAAAAGGTTCATATATGTTCAAGAAACAAGTCAATGTACATACTATACAATTTCAATTAAAGAAGATAAGTATCATGAATTTATATCACAAAAAATACATAAGCTCTTAGGGTGCAATTCTATAAAAAGCCTTTTAGCATCATTGTTTCAAGAAGAATTAACAGATGAAAAAATAACTTCATTGGAAGAATGGGTAAAAAACTGGGAAGAAGAGGAATAAAGATAATATATACTATTCCTTAAAAATCTATTTCCGGAATAGTATATGTATATAATCTCATTTTATATTTATAGTCATGTAAAAATATCCTCTAAAGAATTAATTAAACTTTCTATAGAATTAGAATGTATTTCTCTTAAAAATCTTTTTGTTTCAAATACTTTATACTCTTGTTTTGTTATAAGTATTGTATAGTGTGTTATTCTTTTTATTCGTTCAGAAGATAAAAAACGCTTATTGACTAGTTTTGAAAGTATGGTCAATGTAGTTGTTGCCTTCCAGTTATATTCTAATTCCATAGCTTCCATAACTTCTTTTGATGTTACTATATCATTCTTATTCCATATGAATTTCATAACTTTTAATTCGGCTTGTGGTATTTTTTGCATGGATATGTACATTCCTTTCTGCAATTAAAATATCAACATATATAGACGTTAAAATAATAAAATATATGTTATAAGTATATATTAACATAAAGTAAAAGAAGATGTCTCAATCTTAAGACATCTTCTTTATTAAATTTTTATTCTTCAAATTTTCGATACTCAATTATTTCTTTTATCAATCTAATTATCGCTTTTTGTTCTTTTACTGTTAAACTATCAATTAACTCATAGGCTTCAGACGAAAGAGTTTCAACATCATTTTCATTCTGTATAATATTTTCAAATAAAACTTCTAAAGGTATCTCTAATGCATTTGCAATTTTAAAAATTGAACGAAGTGATGCTTTACTTTCACCTCTTTCAATTTGACCAATATAAGCAGGAAACAAACCAGCCTTCTTTGCTAATGTATTTTGATTATACCCTGCTTTTCTTCTATAATTTCTTATTCTTTTACCAATTACATTATATATTTCATCTTCTAACATTTTTATCATTCCTTATTAGATTATATTAGTTTATTTATCTTAATGATATGTTATACATGTCAAAAATATACTTATATAACATGTAATATTATTAAATATATATTATATAAGTATGTATATATTTAATAAGAAGCTATTGTAGACAAAAAAAATAAAGCCCTTTAAAGAAAACTCATTTAAGAGTAATCCTTAAAGGGCTTATTATTTATCTATCTCTTTTTCTTACCTTTTTTACGACTTTTACATGCCATGATATCACTTCCTTTCTACTTTATATCTATTTATAAACCTATCATATCTTTAGACTTAGAAATTTTGCCTTTGTCTTCTTTTATATAAATCTTAGTTGTATCAGTGGATTCGTGATTGAGGATAGTTGATATATCTTCAAGTGGTAAATTATTCGCTTTAGCTATAGTTGCAAAACTTCTTCTTAATGAATGGGGAGCTAAGTTATCTATATCTATTAATTTACCAGCTTTCTTAGCCCAACTTCTTAATACATTAGATGTAGCCTTATGATATTCTTTATCATATTTAACTAAGAAAACATAATCATTTACTATATCTTCTTTTTTTCTAACTTCTTTAAGCTTTAGTAATAAATCTTTTACTTTCTCACTAAAATAAAAATCTACTATTTTTCCACCTTTTTCTTTAATATTTTCACATACTCTATTATCAAAGTCTATATTATCCCATCTTAAATTACTTGTGGCTGTAACTCTACCAGCAGTTGATAGAGCAAAATTTATATAAACCTCTAATTGTAAATCATCTCGTTTTGATAACTTATCTTGTAGCTCTTTAGCCTGTTCTATATTCAAGAAATGTTTTTCCACAACAGGTAAACCCTTTTTAGGTCTTTCGATTAGAGATACTGGATTCTCTGTAACAATTCTCTTCCTTCTAAGATGGTCATATAGAGATGAAATGCCTGAAAATATTACTTTTATTCTATTAACATGATTGTCCTCCATCCTAAATGAAATATATTCCATTATATCGTCTTCAGTACAATCTTCGATTAATAAATCCTCCATTTCATCATGCAGATATTTAGCCCAAGTATATAAGTCACATTTATATACATATATAGTTTTTTCACTTAAACCAGCTATTTTCTTAGCTTGAAGAAATCCTTTAATTAACTTTTCATTATTTTTATTTATGTTGCCTTCTATCTTAATTCTTTTACTTCTTTTTTCAAATGTTGCCAAATACTTCACTTCCTTATAAAAAAGACTAGAGAAATTAATCTCTAGTCTCTAATTTATCTTTAATTTTTGTTATGTCTGTTTCAACTCTTTCAAGTCTGCTGTTATTAGTATTTAATGCTTCAGCAAATTTATCTAATTTATCATCAAACTTATCTATTGTATTACCAAATAAAGTTCTCTGCTCTTTAATTTCTCTTGAAAAATAAGCTCTTTCTTTTTTTCTATCATCTTGTTCTAGTTGTCTATTCTTTTCTAAATATTTTCCAAGCCATAACATCAATACCATTAAAAGTATGGCTGTATACCCATACTGACTTAATAATTCAACCATTTCTTTAGATAACATCTACTTTTCCTTTCTGTTCTGTACTTGTATTTGATTTATCCCTATAGATGCTCCCCAACACAAAATACCTTCAAAGACAGCTTCTATTGACAGCTCTTTCATAAACAAACAACTGCTTATCATTGCTATAACTAACAAGATAAAAGGTATGTATTTATTTTTAATATTAGATTCTTTTATAAATGTTCCTAATATGTAAAGCCCACCTATTAACATTATTAAATTTTCAGGTATAAATTGCATTATATCCATGTGATTTCCTCCTATCCAAGAATCTCATTTAATTCTTTTACTTTAGTTTTTATTTGCTCTAATTTTACATCATTGTTTTCTACCTTCATTGAACTTATCTTATTACATATATTTATTATGCTTTTGCCATAATTCATATCTGGACACCATTTGCCTGATAAACTTTCTACTGTTTTAGCTTCTCCATGTAAATATGGAAAATGTCTAGGGTCTAATGTAGTTCCATTTACTTTATATTCAACTTTACCAACTAATTCACTATATTTTGGATATCCCTTAGCTCCAGCATATAATGCTAGATGGTCAATAAATGCTGATACTCCATCCTCCCAACAATTAAATCTTGTATGAGCTGTTGGGTCTAAATCTCCTCCACCTTTATTTCCTTTAAGACCACACATATTGCAATAAGAAGGATTTAAAACTCTACCAAAATTAAAATATCCAGTTTCTACAAATGCTTGAGCAATTGCAATAACTGGATTTACACCTTTTTTCTCTGCTTCTTTATATATAATTGGTACTATAGCTCTGCATAAAAAATGTGGTGGATTAGAGTTATTTTTTAATGTGTCTAAATACGAAAAGACTTGTTCTAATGTAGCTGTTGATTTATCTAATATATTCAATTCATTACCTCCTACTTGCCTATAAAATCTAACACCTTATGAAGTGTAGCCCATCTATCATCACCTTGTAACTTAGTGAATCTCTCGCTAGTTTTAATTTTACTGGATGCTCCACCAATCACATATAGGTTTTCACAATGTCCAGGAACATAATTTTCCAAATCACATACAGAGACTTCATTAGTCTTATAATTCATGGCCATTAATTGGGCTATAACTTTATCTACCTCACCCTCATAAACTATTGCATATTTCACTTTGTTATCTTGTGGTTTACCAGCTACAGACTTATTAAATATTCCTTCGTAAATGTCTATGGCCATATCTTTAGCATTATATTTTTTAGTGTCAGATGTGTCTACAAAGCAGCACTCGACTAAAATTGACTTTGCCTTCGTTCTTCTTAAAAATGCTAGAGTTTTCTTTTCTTTAACTCCACGATTTTTAAAATCTTTATCACCTTTTGCATGATAAGTTTCAGTTATTTTTTTACATATTCTTGATGCTATTTCAACAGTTTCTTTGTCATTTAAATTATAAACTAAAACTTCTACTCCTCGACCACCACCACTGTTGAAATGGATACTTACATTTAGATCAGTATTATATGAATTACATTTAGCTATAATTTTATTCAATATATCACTTTGAGAAGTTCCATTGTTACAAGTACAGTCATAAACTTTACATTCCTTTTGAGCTAAAGGTAATAACTCTTTTAGTACATTTCTTGCTTCTGTAGATTCCTTTATATTTCCTATTGCTCCAGAACCTATCTTATTATCTGGATTATGTCCTGCATGAATTGTTAATGTTTTTATATTCAAAATTACCACTCCTTTTAATTAAAAGAGAATTGAAATTAATCAATCCTCTAAAATTGACATAAAAAAAACCTTTATACTTTAGATAATAGGTTCTACTAGTGTATCTTCTTTATTTAATAAATTTGTTAACTCTGTGTATTCACTTTCCTTTATCCTGTTCATAGCGTAAAATACATCTAACTTAGTCTGCAATTCTTCTCTAGTTTCATAATTCTTTTGTTCAATCATTCTTTTTAAAATATTATACATGTTGTTTCCTCCATTTTTTATAGTTTTATAACACGTTATTTGTGTTAAGTTCTAACATAGCAATTCTATAAGCATTATCTACTAATAAACTGTCTTGTTGCTTTTGATTTTCTATTAAAATTGTAATTTTATCCGCATTTATTTCTTCTATACTTGGCTCTGATTTAGGTGGATTATTTTGTAATTCTAACCACTCATTATAAACCTGTTCTCCTGTTTTAATTAGCTCTCCGTTTTTTATCACTGGAGTAAATATTTTTTTACCATCTGCAATAAAGTAATTATCTATATTATTTAAATCATTCTCAAATCCATATTCTATTAAAATTTCTATTTTCTTTTCTATATCCATCTTATTTTTCCTTTCTAAATTAAATAGTTTACATATAAATACAACCAACTACGATAAGTTATATCATTATAATATATCTCAATTTCTCCATTTGTACGAATGATTCCGTTATAATACTTTCCATCTGTTGTTTGAAATATTACTATTATGTTTTTACGAGGTGCATATTTTGAAGGTATCTTTCCAATGATAGTACCTGCCGTTGTAACACCTCCATTAATAGTTGCATTAATTGTTACAAAGTTATTATTTGTGCAATAGTTTCCAACAGAACTAGCATATCCAAGATATGGCTGCCACCCATTAAGAAAGTTTATTGAAAATGGAAAATCAATTCTAACATTGTAATTTTTTATATTATTTCTGATAACTTCTATATGACTTCCTAAATTTTGTGTACTTTCAAAACTAATGTCTGGTATCACAATACCTGTGTTGCAAATAAATTTAGTTTGATTATTATATTGTTCTAAATTTAGTGATGTTAATTCAATTTCTTGTGGTTTTGAAAGTTGATAGATAATAGTTATTGGATTATTTTTTATCCATTCACTAAACCCATTTCCATCTTGTGTAGTAAGTTTACTTTTTAATATTTTAAATGCTATATCACCACTACCAGTAGTTGAGCATCCCTCTATGTCATTATTGTTAAAATCATTTCTACTTTTTCCATTTAAATTATTGCATAAAACATATGCTATGTCTAAACTATCTACAACAGCTTGAGGAGTTAATGTTCCCATAAATTGCAGAGTATTATCATATACATGTGATAAATTAAGATTTCCAATATCAGTATAAGTATGTTCCTCACATCTTTTTATTAAGTAATATTTATCATTTTTATAAACTATTTCATCTTTTATTCCATTTGGTAAACTTCTTAATGTATATGGAATTGTCTTTTTATCATATTTATTTCCTTTAGTTATAATTGTTTTATTCCCATTATCATGTAAATCTTTTATTATAGTAACTCTTAGATACTTTGCATTTTTAGGGCTTCTAGCAATATAAAAAATATCTTTATCTCCTATTATTCTTTCGTTTAATGATGCTGTTATAAAACTTTTATTTATATCATACCAACAAATATTTCTACTACAATTATAAAAAGTATACTCTGTATCTGGTTCTATTTCTATATAGTCTAGGGTATATTTATGATTACTAGCTTCAGAAATAAGTTCCTCTCCACTAAGATATTGTAAAATATAATTATCTTTAAAATCGGCATTCTTATTAAAGATATTAATTCCACTATATTGATAACTTAAAAATTCTATTTTATCTCTTTGCCCAACACTTAATAGTTCATTAGAGTAATCTATATTAATATCTGTATAATCTCCTTCTAATATGGTAATTTTCAAACTTATTTCATAACCAGATGTAAGTGTATCGTTATCTAAAACACTCCTTAAAACAACATTACAATCATTTAAGTCTGATATTGTTGTAAATGTATATTTAAATTTACCAATTACTCCTCCTGGTATAGCTATATTTGTCAGATTAGGAATAAATACTGAATTTTCTTCGCCTAAGCTATGAATATATATTCCACTTGTACTCGGTAAAGTGTTTTTATCAACATTAACTATGATTGTATATATGGTATCTGGTTTATATGAAGTGTAATTGATTGTAAAAAAATTAGAATATCTTATATCATTTTCTGTTAGTATATTTATTTTTCCATCCACAAAAGTTGCTTTCCATAAAGAAAAATCTGAACTAGTTTTTCCCCATAAATCAATTAATGTCTTTCCTTCTACATTAAAATTAGTTAAATAGCCCTTTTTACTATTTTCTATAGTATATTCTCCTGTATCAGTACTACATTTTATATTGTCAACCTCCTTGAGATTTTCTATATCATTGACCTTTTTAAGTAAATCTTTATATATCAAATTAAAACACCTCTCTTCACAAAACCCCTATTTTGTAGTTTCTACTCTTTCTACTACTCCACTTTCTTTAATTATACAATCTTCTACTGCTTTTCTATAATCCTCGTTAGTTACATCATCTAATTCAAAAGGTCTATTTTTTAAAGGATTCAATCCTCTACTTAAAATCCTCTCTGCTAATATTCTTACTACAACATTATTTATATTCATTATAATAGCCCTCCTACTTTTTCATTTTCATTTAGTAATATTTGATTTTCTAACTCTTGTATTCTCTTTTCTTCTTCGCTTAAATAGATTGGAATATCTTTTAAAATAGGTTCTTTTGTTATTGGATTTATAGATTCTATATACTGTTTACTATAGTCTATATTTCCATATTCAACATCAATATAATGTAATTCTGTTATTGTATCATGCTCTAATATATCTCCTGTTGCTTCTCCTGTTTGGAGTAATATTTTACCAGTTTGGTCGTAAATTATTCTATTTGCTCTATTCATTTTATCACCTCATTTATTTAAATTTTATCGCATGCCATTTATATGCTCTAAAATCATTTAGAGTGCTTAGTGAAGGTACTCTAACTCCATTATTATCCATGGAAACATGTCTTTTGCCAAGGGTATATAAAGCTCCTCGTAATTTAAAAGATTCATCACCATATTCCTTGTTAAAAGCAATATTAACTACAAACCCAGTATTATTAGAAATGGGAAAAGTATTTTTAATTGCAAAAACAAAATACTTATAAAAAGCATTCGAATGTGGTTCATATTCACATTCAGCAAAAAATATATCAGGAATAAATCCAATTCCATTTAAATCAAGCCAATAAGGGCTCGTTTCTGTAACAGTATGAGAAGTATTAGGGTCATATACACATGCAATTAAGGATGAATTTTCTCTAGCATAAGCAGTTCCTGTTGCATATTTATACTTAGAATTTAACTGTGATATAGTATTATTAGCTTGTGTTAACTGGTTCATCAAATCCTGCACACTAGCGTCTGAACTATCAAAACTTGTTTTTATTTTCTCTGACAACTCAACAAGTGTATTATTTAAACTTGCTTCTATATTCTTTAATGCTAAAGTATTTATAATACTTGTTTTCCCAACTTTAAATCCTGCATTAACCTCAACTAATTTTGTTGATATATCATTTAAATTTACATTTTCGGGTAGTGGCATTATATTCTTACTTATACTTAATACTTTTTCTGCTGTAGTATTATTACTGTCTGTAACAACTATTTTAAGTATGTGTAGTGCATTATCTTCTAATGTGTAGTTAATTGTTTTCTCTGTTGTTAAATCTGTTGTTATAGTTTCTTTTAGTATATCATCTATAAAGTATTCTATTTTAGTTAATAGTGTAGGGTCTGTGTGGTCAGCTTTAAATGTAGCTGTAATGGAATTATAAGAAGATACTGTTAAAAATGGTAATGCTTGTAGTAATGTTATTTTAGCATAACCATAAGCACCAGCAGTATTTCCACCAGATTCCATAACAACATTATCAAAATAATATTCAGATGTTGGTGTGTAGCCAGTAGGCTTATAACTATCTTTAGTTAATACGTAGCCACTTCCACCTCCACCTGCTCCCACACCATTCATTCCTGCACCACCAAACCAGCCACCTCCACCGCCTTCGCCAGTTGAATCTTTAGCAGAACACCCTTTTCCAAAACTTCCGTTTTCTGTGCTTACACGACCAATACCACCTTGATATTGAGTACCGCCGGGACGATGTCTGTCGTTAGCACTATACCCAGTACCTCCTGCTAATCCTCCTCCTGCACCACCAGTATAAGGAAATATGAACCCCGCCACCACCTGCGACAATTATACGAGATAGCAAACCTTGCTCATTATCCCAAGCACCACCAAC